ACATTATACCTACCTTAAAAACTCAATCCCTCGAATTGAGGAGGAACTCGATGCTTGGGATAATCGTGAGAATGTTCCATTTCGTAGTCGTCCATTATTTGAACCTATCTATACTCGTGAGGACTTGGAGAACAAAAAGATAGAACTTAAACATTATGAAACTTTGTTGACTGAAGGTTCTTTTGTTGAACCATCTCGTGTTCAAAGAGTGTATGATAATGAGGAGTATAATTAATCTATAAACGACTATATCCATAGACGTAGCTAACTTTCTTTTTGAATAACTTTTCGAATATTTTACCCATCATTTCACTATCAAGTTGTTCGTGTAGGTTCATTACTTCGTTAAATCTATTAACCACACTTTTATTGGTTCTACACCTAATTGTAACGCAATTGCACTTCTTTTGTGTCCACCAATTAATATATATTCTTTTTCTTCTCTATCATTTGTTGGTAGTTTTATCACAAAAGGTGCTGGTAAACTTCTTTCTTCGCCTTTTTTTGCAAACTCTTTATATTGTTCTATATTTCCTTTATATCCTCTTAATTGTGGTTTGTACTCAGGGTCTTCAAATTGTTTTACAAGTCCTGATGAAGTCGTATCTTTGTATTCAGGATTCCATTCCATAAATGAACCAACTTTTCCCATATAAAAAGTGTTATTAATATTATCAACATATTCCCCTGTATTAGTGTCGGTTCCTTTCCATACTTTCATATTTCCCATGTTGAAGAAGTTTAAACCTTCTTCTTGTGCTCTTGGGTCTTTTTTTAAGACGTGTCTATATTCACCCCAATCATCCATCAAGTCTTGTATTTCTTTGTTTAATAAGATTTCTTTAATTTCTTCATCACTTTCTATAGGTTCACCTTTTGCATGTTCTGCGATTGTTTTAAATGTATATGGAAATAAACTATACATTAGGTCATAATTATTAGGATGAAAAAACTCTCCTTTTGAAAACCTCATCTCATTACCCAATAACTCATCTAATTCTTGAACAAAATATTCTCTTGTTGGTTCTTCCCAATTAACTTTGTATGGGTTTGTTACTTCATTCAATCCCATCATTGATTTCATTCTTGATATTTGTTCATTTAGTCCCATATTATTGGTTTTCTAATTCTTCTTTCTTTTTATTACGAATTTTCTGTAGATAAGTTTTTTCTATAAATCCAGGTTCCTCTTCTTCATGTCTTAATAAATCATTTCTTTTATATAATGTAGTTTTAAGAATAAACTCTATCATTTCTTCCTCAGTAACATCTTCAGGTTTTTTCATTGGTGGAACACAAACACTTGCTGTATCAGGATAAGCTTTAAACTCATGAATAAAGATGTCGTCACGATTCATTTTAGTATTTATCTCAGAACCAAACTTATCCTCAAACCATTCTTCAATTAAATAATTTAAATAATTTTGTCTAACGGGTAAATAACTTAACATGCTTTTAATGATATCCTTTGGAATCCATAATGAACCCTCTTCAAAATCTCTTTCTTCAGTCTTTCTTTTGTCATCAAAAACGGTTTCATCAGTGTTAAAAAATAGAATCACCTGCATGATTTCTTTACCATCTTTACACCAAGTAAAATCTGTTCTACTTTCCCAAGATTTCTCTTGATACATTTGGCTATTTGAAACGTATTTGTCTAACCAATTATAGATTAGTTTCTCCATGTTAGGAGATGGTCTTTCAAAACGTTTTGTAACTTCTTCTCTAAGTATTTGTTTTATATTATCCCTCAGATTCATACTTTAAAATTCTATTATAATGTTTATTAAAAAACTTTTGAATGTGAGGTAAATAAAAGTTTTTATACCACTTAATTAGTTCAGTTATATTTTCAAAGTTTCCACTGGCTTCAGCAAAGTCGTATAACTCAACGTCCCCTTCGGATATTTTCTTATCATCTGATTTATCAAATATAGTGTAGTTTGTTGTGTCAAAAGGTAATCCGTCGTTTCCGTCCCAAAATGGTGTTGCCATTGAATATACTTTCATATATGTGTCACCACCCATATCAAATGTTTTGTCAAGGTACCAAACACCGTCATTACCAATGGTAAATTCAATGTCGTTATATTTTTTTGGTAAAACATCATATCTCAACATATCAAATAACAAATCATAAGATAATTGAGTGTCTAAAGGTTGATTTAAAATGTTAATAATATCATAACTTTTTAATCCAGTAATTCTGCTGGTGTCATACAACCCCTGTGTTTGATACAACTTTAATAAACTTTGTTTACCCTTCTGATTCATTATTTATAAATACTTTAATATTTATGTTTATGAATGTAATAGTAAAAGATTCTACCATTAAAAAAATATTTGACCGAGGTGATTCAATCTTAGGTAAGTATAGTGAGGCTATCGAATCTATTGCTTTAGGTTATTTCTCAGACCAATCTATCGTCTGTGATTTAATTGCCGTCAAGTCGCCTGTGAATGAAGAATACATTTTACTTGTCCTAACTAACCAAACAATGTCAACTGAGTTTAGAAATAAGTTATCTAAACATATTGCAGACTTTATACCAACTCAAGTTTTGGTTCTTATGAATTATAGTCCTGATTGTTCGTTGGGTAATGTCTCGTAATAAAATACAACACTTTTCGGTTTAACGTCTATCAAACCAAAGTCATGAACACTTATCGTAAACCTTTTGTCTATCTATCTTCACACCAACTCTAACCAATTCGTATCTTTATCCATTATTTCAACCTCAGCACCCGCAGAATTACCTTTGTCAACAATTGATGATATTGTCCCGTAACAATAAGCGGTTAGTCGTCCATAATGTTCTTTACCACATTGGTAACAACTACCTGAATATCCATAGAAGTAGTAATTAGTATCGTCTTCTTCAACTTTACTAATACCACTATTAAGTTTCCATCGGTCACCATCAAGATAACCACCACCCCATCCACCAAATACTTTGTAATTGGTTTCACCTTTATTTGTGATTTTAATTACGACCCATCCATCAGGTCTTTCGCTAATATTTCTCATTCCATTATTTTATAATAAACATAAAGTTCGTCAAAGGTAAAAAATTCATTAATCTCTTTCTTCAATCTAACCGTGTCAATACCTTTATTGATTCTGGCGTAGATTCCATTATGTTTCAAATATACGAATAAGTTTTTAGAATGTCTAATTGAATTACATTGTGTGAGTGATAAAGTATTCGGTTATTTTACCGAATGGTCCTGACGCAACATTTCTTACGGAACCCTCACATTTACCACCTGAGTTTTTGATTTTCTTACATTTCTCATCCATCTTAGATGAACCTGGGTCGTGATTCCAACCGCCTCTTCTATCTAACTGATAGTGTTCATCACTACTCTCAAGAGGAACTGAGATTTTTAAAGTAGATTTACCACCTTCTTTACCACCACTGACTTGAATGTTGTCAATGTTTGGTTTGGCTTTAGTTGTTGCTAAAAAAGGATTTATTTCACATATAAGAACGTTATACAACTGATGTATAGTGTCACCACCACCTGCGGCGTGAGCGATACTTAAACCACTACTAGGACCTTTGTACGATATTGTGAAATTATTACTTGATTTACTCATTTGAATCTTATCACCCCATTTAGATAAACCACCTTTACTATTCCAAGCTTTACATGATTTCCATCCTGAACCAACCACACCAATACCTAAAGGTTTTGATTCTGTAGGTGTTTCATTTTTATTTTCCTTATTAGTGTCCATAATTTGTTTCATTAAAGATAATAAAAAATCATCTTGTTCGTTTATTTTTCCATCATGCACCAACTCAACATCCAACCAACTAAATGATGTATAACGAGGTAATTTTTCACCAGAAATAACTGAATATATTGTTTTAATTTTGTTTTGAATTTCTTTACTTAAACCTCCACTAATCATATCACCAAATGACAAATCTTCTTTTGAGTCAGGAATTGGTTTAGTATAATTGTATTCAACCCATTGGTTTCCACCCCAATCTTCATCGACAAATATAACACCTTTCAAATATAAATAATCCACCTTTTCATTGATACCAACCTTATCAAGTCTAATACCTTTAAACCAATCATATTTTTTCTTAAGAATTTTATTTAATAAAGTTTGATAAGTAATTAAGGTTGATTCATCTAAATCATTAATACCTTTTTTATTATCAAGTTCTTCTTTTAGTACCTTTTTAATGGTGGTTCTTAAACTCATATTAATAAATATGGGATTATAACTTAATAATACATGTAATAAAAGATAAAATTAATCTTTTTGGAAAGTTTTAAATGGTATTGGTGGGTCTAATAAAAATTTATCATTTATCCAATGTCTCAATTCATTCTCCACAAAAAATTCAGGAACTTCTTGGTCATCAGGCATTGATGACGCTAGTTCGGCAATATGATTAGCAAATTTTAATTTATATCTATCATCCATCATGGTCATCAAACCATCCGATATAAAAAATATTCGTGAAAATGGGTCTTCAATACTTAATTCGCCTTCAGCTAAATCGAATGACTTCATAATTGCTTTACCCCACCATGACTTATAACTTTGAGTTTCGGTGATGGTGGGTCTTAATATTTTATTAATTGCTCTAGCAGCCGAGCCAATAAAACCCGCCACCACAACTTGTGGGATAAACCAAGGTACCAATCTAATCATGGCTTTAAATGTTCCTTCCCCAACTCCTTTTAACAACCTTTCTTTTTTTGCAGAATTAACAAGTGCCTTTAACTGACCAAATGTTATTTTACCTTGAGCTTTACAAAATTTTTCAGCCTTACAAATATTATTAATTGCAACATTAGATGGTTTGATATCTTCATATATTAATTCAATTTGTGATTCTGTTAAAATAAGTTTCATATAATATAAATACTCCTTAATTTTATTTTAACAATAGGTTTTAATTAGAAATCACCAATTAAATCTCCATTTATGTTAAATGCATATGTTTCTCTTATTTTGACACTATTTCTTGGTATTCCAAGATATGTTAAAACCTCATCAACATAATAATATGATAAGTATGAGAAGTCCATGTCAGCATATTCTGATGTCCAATAATTTTTTGAGGTTATTCCCTCAGGTATTGTTGTGTTGATTTTGAGTATAAGATGTTGAGTGTCATCAGGTAAATCAGATAAATAAGTCTCAATATCAGTAATCACAGGATATATTGGTGCAACCAACTTGTTCATCATTTTGGTGAACAATTTCATATCTCTTTGTGTTAGGTTATTTCTCACAATAATAAATACGTAAAATACGTATTTAATTCCAGTAATTATTATCTTTAGTGAAATATTCTTTATTATTGTGATTGAAAAATGAACCTAAAAACAATTTGACCATATAGTACAAACCTTTATTTTCAAATCTTCTTGGTGGTGTGAACACTACATTATTAATTCTACCAAATTTGTTAGGTTTTATTTGTTTTGAGAACTGATAATCTTCAGCAACTTTAATATCCTCATCAAACCCGTTTAAATCTTTGAATGTTTGTGATTTTATCATCATAAAACCACCTAAACAAAAAGGTGTTGACCATTTTGATATTACTTGTAATATATCAAAAGTTTTATAAATATAATTGTATTTACCATTATCACTTCTAAACTTTGTAGTCACTAAATCTAAATCTTTTTTAAAGATATTTAGAAAAGCTCTAGTAATTGTTTTTGGGTCTAATAAAAACACATCAGCATCCATAAATAAAACATAAGGTGTGGAGACTAATTTAAACCCGTTATTACGTGCTATAGATGGTAACCCACCATCCATTAAATATAAATCAAACATATCAGAATTGATTTCAAGCCTATCCATTAACTCTGTTTTAGTTATGCCGTCATTTGACGAATCACAAACAACAACTTTAACACCTTGTATATTATTTTGGTAATTTAATAAATCTAAAGTTTTTTGTATAATATCTTTTTCGTTTTTACAAGGTATAATAATGGTTAATTTATTTTTTAAATTCATTTTATGTTTATTTGTTTTTGTCTAAAAAATATTTTTCAAATATGTTTAAATTAGTAATACCAACCTCCAATATTTTATCTAGTATATCATCGATTGTTAAATTTGAATATAGAAATTCATCCAAATCATTAATAAAATTTTCACTAAATTCAGGTTTTTCAATGACACCCAAAAATTCTGTATAATCATCAATTTCGTGAGGTATTCCATGTTTGGTTAGAATATTGGTAATTCTATTTTCTACTTCAGGATTAGTTAAAACCAAATCCCAAGAACCTTTTTTAGAATCATTAGATTCACCAACACCGTCAATAGTAATTTGTAATGCGAACTCTTTATCTGATTTACTCAATTTTTCCCAAACTAATTTACGTATATCTTCTGTTGAGTATGGGTAACTATATTTTATTATTTTATAATTATTTAAATCAATCCTTTCACTATTTTTCATAGTAAAATTTAATGATAAAAAAATAAAATGTCTATATTAAAGATATATGTATTGTAAATTAGTTAATACGTGTCAAATTTATTTTACATTGAATACGTGTACTCAGGGTCATCAAAAGAGTATAAATAATTTACATTAACTTTATAATGTTTTCTAAACCATTTTAATACCATATCTTCAATTTCATCCCAAGTTTTCATACTGAACATACTCGCAATTTGGTTTAGGTAAATGTCATGTATAGAAAGTTGTTTAACACCAATTTTATTATGAAACAGTACAAATACAGGTTCAGTGATATCGTTATAGAAATAAACGTCTCTACCAGGAAACGGTGTTGACCTTTCCAATTGCATCCCATCAAATAACATTGTTAGATAAGATTGTGCGGCTTTGTCAAACTTAGATTCTGTAATAATAACTTTCATTAAAATTCTTTTTCTTCTAAGTTGATTAGTTTTAATATTAGTGGTGTTCCGTACAATGATAGGTCAATGCCAAATATATTCTCGAGTTGGTCCCAAATCATATTACCAACCTTTCGTTTCTGGCTGTCTTTTAAATCAAGAAAACGCATTCGTATTGTCGGAATTGTTGATGTGAATGGTTTGTATTTACCGTTTTCATCAACATAGAATGTGGAACCGTAAGCCTTTTTTGTTTCACCAACACTAATATCAAGAAGGCCATATTCATCAAAACCTGACTTTAAGAAATTAACAATTTTAGGTATTGTTTTCTCAATTCGTTTCTTGTCCTTTTCAAAACGAGTAATGAACTCTTCAGCAGTTTCTTCCTCTGACTCACGTAATACCTTTTTGATTAAATCTCTCATATATCATAAATATATTGAAATAGAATTTAATCCCACCCATCATTATCATTATAATCACGTTTGTTGTTTCTAAACATCATATATACGATGAAAAATATTAAAATAAACCAAGGAGTTGTCATACCTCAAAGTTACTACTTTAGTTTGATATTATCAAATAATTTATTTTATTTTTGACAAATATTAATATTTGAGTATTACAACACCCGAACCTCCATCACCACCAGCTCTACCACATCCACTACTACATCCACCTGCCCCACCACCATTTCCTCTATTTGTAGTTCCATTGGCACCTGTTGTCGCAACATTTCCTCTTGCACCGTTACCGCCAATACCATAAGTAATTGCTGACCCTGAAATAGAAGATGATAAACCAGCACCTCCACTACCTCCTGAAGAAGCAGAACCATTACCACCATTTCCTGTGGCACCTCCGCCTCCACCTCCCGAGCCGCCAACAGCACTTCCAGCGTTTCCACCACCATCACCACCTGTAGGTGTTGTAGTATTACTTACTTGAGCAGAACCTCCTCTACCAACAGCAATTTGTACCGTTCTACTTCCATTACCAAAATCACCACCTAAAGCCGTTATTGAATCAAATACTGAATCTCCCCCTGATGTTCCATTATTATTAGCTCTTGAACCATCACCGCCATTTCCACCACTACCAACAATAACCGTATATGAATTACCAGGTATAACTGATAATGTTCCTGTTAAGACCATACCACCAGCGCCTCCACCACCACCGCCAGTGTCGTATCCATTTCCACCACCTCCACCACCACCGACTACAAGGTATTCTACAGATGTTACGCCAATAGGTGCTGTCCATGTTGTAGTTCCAACAGTAGTAAAGGACTCAATAATAGGTGTTGGTGAACTTGTAGGTGTTGGAGTTACTGTGGGTGTTGGCGTAACTGATGGTGTTGGTGTTACTGTGGGTGTAATTTGATTAACCCAACTTGTCCAATAACCATTATTATTAAGATAAGTTTTACATTCGTCACCTGTTGTGAATGTTTGATTATATAATTGATTAACTAATGATATGAACGATTCGTCCGTTTTGTCCTGACTTCGTTTGAACCCGACATATGCGGGAATTCCTAATTGATTAGGTTGGGTCCCCCCACTGATAGGTATGGTAATTACATAACCCAAATCTTCATTAGGACCATTCCACCATTGTACACCTCCAGGCTGTTCAGAATAATCCATTTGGTCAACACCAATAGCAATATAACCAATTTGTTCGGTTCCAGAAATTGTACTACCTGTGTTATATGCAAATGGTCTAGCTATTGCCATTATAATTTTTCTATAGAAATTACTTTAGTACCTTTACCTTTATTTTTTAACGTAATTTCCATTTCATTAGGGTAAAGAATGTTATTTGAAATGGTTTCTTGGGCATCGAACAATGATTTTTTTGCGGTAACCGTTATTAAATATTTATATTCACCATAACCAATCGCATATTGATGATTTTCAACTAACTCATCTTTATTTAAGGAATAGTGTGAACCAGGTTCTTTTAAATTAATATCCGATTCATCATCAACATATACAATTCGGTATAACATCATTTCTTTTGGTAAAGACTTGAACCAATCGATGTGTTTCTTTAATTCTTCTTGAGCATCTTCATAATCATAATCCATGACTTGTAAATCATGTATTAATGATGATTTATTTACCGTAAACTCTTTTAAAACTTTTTTAATAATTTCTCTCATCACATTTTATCTTCAACCATAGTTAATAGTTCCTCTGAGAAAGGAACTCCGTGTCTATATTCAAATTCGTCTTCAAGTCTTTCTGTTGATATATTATATTTTTTAAGAAGAATATATGCACCTAAATCAGCTTCTAACTCATCTTTTTCAGACCTTGGTCCGTTATGACCTAATAAAATATGTGATATTTCATGAGCTTCAATGAACTTTAAATCGTCTAATGTAAACCCATCCTCACCTAAAAATATTTCACCATCAATAAATATCGATTTAAATTCAGGTGCAACAAAACCATAACCATAAACATCAAAAATATCCCTCATGTTATCATAATTAGGATTTTCTTTGAAAATTAAGTTAATATTAAGCCTTGGGTCAAATGTGCTTTTATATGAAAATATGTCGGTTTTTTCGTTCATACCTATAAATACCGCGAAATTATGATATTTATATCATATGTTAGATAGATTTGTCGATTATTCTAAAGAACTAATTAATACTTACTTTTATGGTGATATAACCAGAAAAGAAAAGTTATATGATGTTTTTGGTGAAATATCAGACACTTTATTACAAGCTAGTTTAGATTTGGAGATTAATAAATTCCCTTATGAAAGTTGTAAAACTATGAAGGAATTGACAGGAATTGTTATTAAACAAACGGAATACGGTAAAAACGATAAAAGAATCATTAAATTATACAATATGTTAAACGATTGTAATGATTTAAAAAGAAGATACGATAAAAATGAAACACCAAATATAATTTGTGATTTACGTAAAGCCTCATCCGAATTTAAAGCATTATCAATGGCGGTAATGATATAATTTAAAAATATTTAACTTTCACTAATTAAACTGCTTTACCACAAGCATTAATATTTTTTAATGTTACAGTTTGATTTTTAGCGTTAGGTGTTTGCGACTCATAAGTTGTTGTCTCACCTTTTCCATTTTTAACGACAATATTACCAGCTCCTTCATGACACCCACCATTCCACGCGGTATAATTATTAGGATTTAAACAAGTCGCGGTAATACTGAATTTAGGTTGTTGGCCTGCAATAAAATTAGTTGAGCCGATTATCTTGTTAGCCAATTCGGGACTAACCACAAAAGTGTTATAACGTCTACATGTTGTATCTGCCGAGGCGGCACCTTTACATGTCCCTGGATTATTATCATATTCATCACCCGCATTATTTAAGCTAGCGTAATCTTTACCATCTTTTCTAGTTAATTTTACACCGTTTACCTTAATTTCATAAATAGAGCTATTGCATTTATGTTGTTTTTTTAAATCGGTGTAGTTAACTTGTATTTCCATGTTATCCATACATTGTTTAACTTCCGCAGGAATTTCTTTTAATTCTAATTTAACTCTAATATACTGAGCCTGGGTATAACCAGAAAGTTGTGTCGCATAAGGATTTGGGTTAAGTGTTTTTGCCTTTTTCCAGTTAGTTATATTAGGTGCAGGTACAAAAGACACACCAGCACACGCATACCCTTGTGTATCATCTTCGGGTAATTTGTCTTTAGGGCAGAATGGTTGACCTATCCAAGCAGGTCCACTAACAGGTGGTTTAGTTAAAGGGTCTGCAGGTATTTTTTGAATGGTTGGTAAAGTAAGTAATCCTTTACCTACAAAACTTTTTAATTTTTGAGTTATATATTTATCAATAGTGTTCATTCTTTTATTAGATAAGTAACCAGGGTCAACACGAACACCACCCTTTTCATTATCAGTATTTGGTATTCTAGATTCACCTGCCCCAATTCCAACCCTAACGATAAACGCTTTACCAGCGCCATTTGTAAGAAACTCTTGAACAGTTTTTAAATCGGGGTCTAAATTTGTTTTAAAATCCGCATATGATGCACTATAATAACCACCTTTAAAAGTTATTTTTTTATCAACTACTAAAGTATCTGTTACATTAGTTGTGGGCTCAGGAGTTGGCGCTGGAGTCTCTTCAACTAATAATCCATATTGATTTAAAATATTTTTCTTTTCTATCTCCGAGAGTAAAATTTCTTTGTAACTCATATCATTTTTTTTTTATAAATACTTTGGAAATCCAATTAAATTGATTACCTTTGTAATATACAAATAAAAACAAACATGAAAAAGTCATTCGTAACTATTAGTCTAATCGGTATTTTATTCTTAATGTTATCTTGTAACATTAATAACTCACCAGTAAGTCAACCCGTAATTGTAAATAAAACTGCACAGCCTTGTGAAGACTTATCAAAAGATTCAGTTTTATATGTTCAATATTTGATTACCTATACAAATGGTATGTGTCAAACTAAAATAATTAGTCGTAATGAAAAATTATTTATTGACACCGTCAATTTTAAAGTTGACCACATCGACACTATCGGTTTTGTACCTACACCCACATGGGACTAATAAAAGAAATTAAAGGAGGTTATACCTCCTTTTTTTATTTTAAAATTAATATAGTTTTACTTTTTTACCTCTAAAATAATATTCAAGGCTATTTGACACCATCATATACTCTTTTGAAATCATTAGTGGGTTATTCCAAATTTCATCTACGATTCCATCTGCAAAATTACTTCTAGTATAATCAAAAGCTTCGTCATCATCTTCTAAAATACTTCCTAATATTACAGATACCTGACCCATCTCATCAATATCTTTCCCTTCATATTGTGGTGAATAAAAATCCACCTGTAGTTCAACCATAACATGGTCATCAGTCTCTAAATAAATGTCCATAAATGTTGTCTCACACATACTTCTAAAGTCTGAAACATCAAACAGAGTTGTCTTTCTAGCAATTCTACGAAAAGTGTTTAAATCATTCTTATTTAGATAAAATTGGTAGTTTTTGCGGTTTCTCATATTTGTTTCACTAGGATTCAGTATTATATTACCGTCAACAGACATTTCAATTTTTCTTGATAATCTACTAAACATAGAGTTTGGGCCCCAACTACCACTTTCACCAATCATATTTACAAAATCATTTACCTTATCAAATGCCACGTCCTCTAAACAATACGGGTTATAAGATAAATCATTATCGTTTGTAAATGAGAAAAGTATATCACCAGATTCTGTAAGTTCTGAAGTGTAAGGAATACCATGAAAGTCTTTAGGTTCTTTACTAACCATAAAGTTATTGAATAGTCCTATCAATCTTGGGTTTAATTCATTCATAACAATTAATTTCTTAGATGTAATCTCCAAACATTTCGTTAATGTTCTCGTCAACTTTTCTATAGTCAGGATAATCAGGAACTCTAAAATCAAGATATTCATATACACTATCATCCATCATCTTTTCCAAAGTTGGTAAAAAATAATCATAACCTAACCTATCGTTATTCCATTCCGAATCACCATACTCATCCATGTATGTTCTCATAATACCAGGAAAGTCCTTAATCTTAATCTTTATATCATAACGAGTAATCTCAGAGCCGTCAGCTCTTTTTACTTGTTTAGGTGTTTCAATAATTTTACCCTCAAAGAATCTACCTAATTCACTCCACACATCATCCCATACTTCAGACTCATATGCGTCATTATAAGACGTTGAATGTAGTTGACTTAAACTTTGTCCAACATCTTCGGTTTGTTTTAGAATGTACTCACCTGTATCATCATCATCCATTACATTACGTAATACGTCAATGGTTAATTCAACATATTCAGGGTGACCCTGTTCTTCGGCAACTTCCTCAAGTAATTCGGTATCAGGTTCAATTTTTTGACCTTTTAACTCATCCAAAATGGCAACATACAAACGTTCTTTGTTTTCGGGAACAAGTTCCTCATAAACATCACGATAAATATTATCAGTTGTGTCCCAAAATGGTTCCCAATAGTCTTCACCTAAAACGGCTTGTGCGACATTTCTAGCACTTTCATTACGACTTTCGTAGAATAATCTTGATAATTCTTCTCTATCACTTAATCGTAAATAATACTCACCACCTTCTTCATCAACATCTGTCAATAATTCAGTGGTTATATATTTTAAAGTTTTTTGTGGGTTGTGGTTTAACATAACGGACATATACATGTTCTCGTACTCATCAGGAATGCTCTTAAAGTCCAATTCCTCATCCAAACCATTTTTAACTAAAAAATTATAAAATGCCTCAAAACTTTGAAAGAATGGTTCAATAGATTCCCACCCTTCATCATTGAATTTGTCTAATGCGTTTTGTGCTGCGGCTTTACTCATACTATAGATTATATAGTATAAATATACCGTGTTTAAATATAATATTAATTAGTTAGCTCTTTTTGAATCAGCAACAGTTTGTATTTTAAATCTCTCTCAATATCACATCTAACTTTAACATCAATATTTTGAGTTTTCATAAGATTGTAAAAATTATCAATTAATTTGTCAGCCGTTTTTGTTTGAGGATATGTTTTACAAGAGTCTATTACTTTTTCGACCCATTTTTTAGTATCAATATAATGTTGCGTATTCATATTATTTTAATATTGTTTTAAATGTACCTGTTTCATCAATTTTTTTCATAACCTGAGCAACAGTTTCCTCTACTCGGTATACACGGTTAGTGTTTAAAGACATACTAATACAAGTACCATTTTCAAGTTCTTCAATAGCCTCAATAAACATAGCATTTAACATCACAGTTTTATTATCGGATGTTAACTTAATAAAATTATTTGTCATCGTTTTGTTTATTAAAATTAATTGTTGGTGTTAATAATAAAGCCCAAAGAACATGTGGGTTGTTGGTCACATAAAGAGCAACTCCGATTAGGGTAAAGAACCCGAGATAAATTAATGCAATACTAAAATATTTCATATTAATTGTTTTTACAAAAATAAATGTTTTCAGGGAACTTGTCAAATACAAATTTGGTTACATCACATAACCACCAACTTCATAGAATTTAAACATAACACAAATATACAACAAATATTTGAATTAAAAAACCCTCAGGTGAGGGTTTTAAATTATTTAGCTAAATCGTATAGTTTTGATATTTTTTTAATCATGTTGTTCCCAACATAATTCATAAGTTTTATTTCATTTTTAATAAACTTTTCAGGATTTTCTCGTTGTTTATTAATTTCTTTAACTATTTTATTAAAATATTTTTCTTTATCACCTCTAAAACCTAAAAAAGTCTCAATAAAATTAGTTGTTAATTTATTTTTCAATCTATCACCCATCCAATTACCAAAATTCACCGCTATTAATGTAATTGTTTTGTCAGCAATCTCACTATCAGTTTTACCTTCATAATCAAAACCAACTCTATCAAACAAATCTTTAACTTTTTGAATGTCTTCTATAATACCGTCTCTTAGTATATCGTAAGAATAGTTTTTCATTCTATTTAACCTATCATATGTTCTAGTTGATATTAAGAATTTATAAAATTGTTTTTTATCTATTTCACCAGCTTTAACTAATGCGGCAAACTCAGATGGTCTAACTAAACTTTCAATGGCATTTGCGTAGTAAATGTAATGAATAAATTCATTTATAGGTGTTATATTACCAAACGCCCTACTTGATGCCGTTTCGTATTTAATTCTCTTTTTTAAAGGTGTTGGTCCAATTTTTCTATTATCATAAAAATGTTTTAATTCATGAGATATACTACCAATATATTCTAATTTATCAGTAATCATATCCCGAATTAAATCTTCACCTGTGGTTTCTGTTGTAACCCCATATCTAAAGGATATGTTGAAGGTCCCAGTGGTTAGTTTTTCAAGCTTAAAATCGTTACTTAATCTACTTTTTTCACTAGTGGCCATACCAATCAAATCTAATTCACTACCAATCCCCTCAATATCAATTTCAAAGTTGACATGGTTAAAAGTTATATCACCAACTTCAAATACTCCCGTAAATTTTTTTTTAAATCCGTCTAATTTTTCAATATCATAATTTTTAGGGATTATCTCCATTATCTTTTTATATATTTCTACAGAAGTTTCAACTTGGTTTTTAGGTACACCTAAAGCCTCTCTTAAAACTTTTTTAATGTGAGTTCTAATCATACTATTAAACATTATTATATTTATAAATATGGATGTTAAGGTTAATGAATCAAAATTCAAGAAAATATTATTTAATTACTTGAATAGTCAATCTGAATTTAAAAGAGCTCAAGAACATAGGTCGGGTTATGATAATAATGTAAGAGAGTTTTTTATTGAATCTAATTTTGGTGAGGAGGATTCGCCTGAGTTTGATTGGTTATTTACATATTACAAGTCACCTCAAGACTATGAGGATATTTCAGGGGTTGTTTCACCTTACCATCCAATGCAATACCCACTAATAGAATACAATTCTTATGATTTTAACCCTATATTAGAAATGTTTGGTAATGATTTAACACCTAAATTTATTTTAGAATGGATTAATGATTACTTTGGTACTGACGCATCTTCTTTTGAAGCTGGTTAACAATTTTAACACATTCAAATTACTAATAATTAATATATTTATCAAATATGGAAAGGTCTAAATTAGAAAATGTTGGTAACACTCAACTGTACTTCGTATTAAAGAGAGTTATAGAAGAATATGATGAACTGATAGATACTGATTCTATTGAGGAAAATGATTTTATGGATGCTTGTCAAAATTCATGTAAAATTGTTGGTATTGGTGAATCAAGTTATATTGATTTTAATTATATTTTATCAACTTTGTTACTTAATAAAGGTTTTGATTATAGTGGAAATAAAGTTTTAGGTATGATAAAAAGACCTGAAGTTGGCTTATTTTCATTTGATATTGATGAGATTAGGGTTGAGACAGTTAGAACAACTTACACACATGAGGTGTCATCATATGGTAAATCATTAGTATTCCCAACAGTTCGAGGAATGCAAAATGATGGTAATTTCGATTACTATGATGGTACTGAAGGTGATAGAGATTATATTGACGGTGAAACCACCGATATTAACTACGACCATAGGTCTTTAAAACAAATTAAATAATGGAAATTTCAAGAGTTATAATATTATCAACAAAATTAAAAGGTTTATTTAAAAACGCCGATAATCCAACGTATGTTTATAATGAAATGAGAAATAATAAATTTATTTCAGAATTACTTTCAAACAATAGATTAAATAGTAAAGATTTTACTTATCTAATATTTTTAGTTTTTTTACAAAACAAAGGTATGTCCGTAGATGAGATTGTAAAAATGTTAAAGGGTCTTTTTGGTTTTTTTATTCTAAATATTGAGTCAGATAACCCTTCAGTAGAATGTGACTTATGTGGTGGTTCTGGAGAATTGGAATGTGAAGAATGTTATGGTAATGGAAATATAACATGTAACAATTGTGATGGTAACGGGATGAATGAACTTGACTGTAATGATTGTGGTTCAACAGGTGTTATTGAGTGTTCTGATTGTAATGGAAGTGGTGAAGAGGAAGAAGGTGAATCTTGTGGTAACTGTGATGGTGATGGTGAACGCGATTGTTCTGACTGTGATGGTAAGGGTTATATCAATGTAGAATGTGATTATTGTGATGGTGATGGTGAGTTTGAATGTGATTATTGTAATGGTGAGGGTAAATACGATTGTAATGAATGTGAGGGTACTGGTGACGTAGTAAAGGAAGGTCACAATGAAATATCGGAATATGTATACCTAAGTATAAATAACCAATTAAAAAATCGTTTAATAGATTTAGAAGAAAAATCAAAAGTTAGTGAGGATTTTTATTTCAAAATAACCGAAGACAAGTTGTCAATATTAATTCAATTAAACGATGAAATTACGGATGAATTATACGATGATTTTGAGGTTGGTGATTACGTTTTTTATGAAATGTCTGAAAACCCTAAAACTTCATTAAGAATTGACAAGAAATTAAATGTTTATTAATTAAACATATTTTTTAAGGTCTTGTATTCAATTTCAACATCACATATATTTGGCATAAAATCAGATAATAAATTAGTAATTTTATCTTGGATTTCATCTAAAGAACGTTCAGGTAAATAATTTATCTTATCCACTTTTTCCCACTCATTAGTATCTTCAAATCCTACTAAAATTTTATCAGGAATTAAAACAATCTTAACATCATAAATACAAGTACCATCATTTAAAGGATTTGGTTTTGCCTGAGTTATGTCAATAGTATTTGGGTATACACTAACATGCCAATCTACTTTGTCATCGTTATCAGTATATGGCATTGTATACCATCCTTTAAAATGTCTATTAGATAAAAGTAATTTATGTATAGTACTCCTAACCTTATCAATCTTTTCTTGTTCAAAATCACTAGTCTTTATAAACTGTACATAAATTTCATTAAACTCATAACCTAAACTGTCTAAAGTTTTTTCAACTAAAGAGTTTATTAATTTTTTAACTCTACCTATTCTACCATCTTTAGTCTCTATTTCTACTTTAACATTAATAAAATTAAAAATTGGTGTTGTCTCAGACCCATCAAATATTTTCCAAATATTTTGGACATAACCATCAATTTCAATTATGTTAAATTTAGGTAAATCAAAACCGTATTGAGATTCATATTTCTCAATAAACTTAGGTAATAATTTTTTTACAACCTCTTCAACTTTATCAATATAATGATTATTCCCCATTAAATTTATTTTACTCAGAAACTTGTTATACTGTGGTCACCAAAAGTGTTATCATATTCATCTTCCATAAGATATAAATAATAAATTATTTTTATATGGTCAATTTTTTTTAATAACAATCTAAAGAATAAATTGTTACATTAACACCAGTTTTGTTTATTATCATTTCAGTTAAATAGTCATTAACACAATCTTGTATTTCATTTTCAACTTCCCACCCAAAATCTTCATCATTTAATGCTTCACCTAATTGTAATACTTCACCTGTTGTAATTAAAGTAACATTAGCATCAGGATTTTCAGCTAAAACCTCAACATCAACATAATAAATTACATCATCATCACTATTAATTGATAAATTAAACGTAAAATTATAACTACCACAAGGCATACCGCCTTCACCAATCTTATGTGGATTATTAAGGATTAGTTCTTCAGTCATCTTCATTGCGTTTTCATAACCTAAAAACTCTCTAAGATGAGCATAAACATTACTAATGTTGGTACCATCAAGGTTACCTCGTTTAAATCCAAACAAATTAATAAAGTTCTCATCAACACCAGGTCCGAATCGTTCCCAGTATTTTTGAAACATCTTTTTATGTTGTAGGTTTTCTTGTATGGTTTTAGCCTGTGATTCTGTTAAGATTACTTTCATAATAATAAATATATTACTTAACCATATTTATTGCATCTTCAACTAATATAACACCATCAATTCCCTCGATTAATACGGGATTTTTCTTTTTACCATGTTCAATTAACTTACCTACAACCATATAAAATTTACATGGGGTGTCATAATTATTCTTATACATTAAAGCGTTATAGGCTTTTTGTTTTAATCTGTCACTTCGGTATGTTGTTGTTAAGTCCATGTAGATGTCAACACCATTAACATTTTTATGGAAATCAAAATCAATAATTTGTTTTCCACCATGAGAATTTACAAAAGATGGTTTTTGTTTTTTAGTGAATTTTTTTAAACCTGTTTGTTCGGTAAAATAACTTTCTAAATTATTACCATTTCTTGATTTATCACCATTCTCAACACTATGTTTCATAAAGCAAATATAAATAAATTATTTTAAAGAATCTATAATTTCAAGAACATCAGGTCTTTTAATAAAATCAATAACGTCTTCTTTTAATTCTTTAGTAGAACACCATCGATTAAAGAATATTTCAGGAATATTTTCACTTTCTTCTTCCCAAACCTCAAAGTCATAACCATCGGGGGTTAAGTCTTTCTCAACGTCAGCCCAACTTTGAGCTCTATCTGAAGCGGTTTTAATTGAATGTACGCCTTCGGAATCAATAAGATAATCACCAACTTTTAAATAAGCATGAATCAATACTTCGTCAATAACTTCGTCATCATCATCATATCTTTCAGCCAAAACTAAATGATATTTAATATCTTCATTAGGTAATATCTCCTTGAATGTTTTAATTAGGTACTTAGCAAAGTAATGACAATGACCAAACTGATAATCATTACGTCCAAAATGTTTCTCACTCATACTAATAAATACAACTACTTTCTGGTTATAATTGTTTTAACCTTAATATTATTATCTTCCATAAATTTAAAATGTCCTGTTCGTGACGCAACCCCACAATAAGGGTCTAATGTCGACCCAATATCAATTTGAGTTACCTTATCACCTAACTCATCATAAATTTCATCAATTAAGTAGTTGGTCGCAATACTTGCGGAATATACAATAATAACATTATCATATTTACTTACCCGTTCAATTATATCTTTTTTTATTGTTTGGGTAGATTTCCAAACAAATTCAATTGGGGTAATTACGTGTTCTTTATGGAAATTTAAATCTTTTAAATAATCGGGTCCCACAATGATAGTATTCTTTTCCTTTAATAAGTTAAGAAAATCGAGGAATTTATCGTTAGGTTGATAGTGAAAAGCGTGTGACGTAACTAAATTAAGACCAGGGTTAATAATTTCGGTGAATTCACTTTCAATTCCTCTAAGATACTTCGAGTCAACACCTACAAAGTATCTTAGAGGTTTATTTAAAATGTTTAATAGTTTTTCACATTCATCAGACATTTGTTTACCCCAACGTTTACAAACCGTAGAGTATACTGGGTCACGTTTTAGTACCATACCCAATTCACCATCATTAAAACGTACAAACGAAAAATGTTTATTATTTTTAATGTTATCGGTGAATATTTTAAAAGTCTCAAAGGGATTAGAATACTCGGGATTTAACATACATATAATTTAATTATAAATATGTTACTTACCAAAACCAATATCTGTCTTAGGTTTTGCCGTTGGTAGTTTCTTCATACCATCAAGGTTCTCCATAGTTTCTTCAAAACTACGACCCATTACGATGGTTGATACAACAACTTCTTTAAGGTGAGACAATGACATACCCTCAGTTCGTTTTATCCACTCTCTGACGTTAATCTCAGCCAAGTCATCATCATTCAATTTATGTTTGATGTATGCCTCACGAATCTCGTCGTTAGGTAATTCAACTCGATATCTACGGTCAAATCGTGATGGTCGATTGGTGATACGTTCCTCCAATTTCTCAGGGTAGTTTGTTGTTGCGATGTATACAACATTCTCAATTTGTTTAACACCGTCCAAAATGTTTAACAAACGGCTAGTCTGACTTCTACTCTCACCCGCAATTGAATCAATATCTTCCAAGATAACAACCAATGGTCGGTTAGGTTCAATCTTACGGAACGTTGGTATGAACTTAGTGAATGATTCAACATCTTCCTCGTCTTTGATGTTAATCACAATACCATTCTTATCCATAATAAGTTTAGATAACAACTGAATGATACCTGACTTACCGCAACCTGGTTCACCATACATCAAAATACCTCGTTTGTGAATGAAGTTGTATTTTTTATACACATCAACTCGGTTCCAAAAACTATCAATGTCTTCTAAGATGTCCGTAATCTCAGGTGAAGGTAAGTGATACAACTCATCGGTTTTGAATGGTTGTTTCTTCAACGTGTAATTTTGTAATTGGTGGTTCCAAACAATCTCGTAAATACCTGCAGGAACTTGGGGTGTTGTTACATAAGAAGGTGAGAACTCCTCATCTTTTAACATACTCCAACAAGTGGGGATATCAGAATCAACTTTTTCATCTTCAATCACTACTACGTTCATTGGTCCGTCGTATGTTGCAACCTCATCGTTTTCCAATCCCTCCATAAGTTTTTGAATGTTTTTAAAATTTTCCATATATAACGTTTTTACAATCATAAAAAAATAAAACCCATTTATCAAGTTGTATTTTTATTTATATTTAAAGAAAAAGATATGGCTCATCCAATAATTCACGCAAAAAGTTCCGCCAAAAAGTTTGGTGGTAAATGGGAAGAATATATTGATATTCATAACTGGTTTGATGAAACGAAAGGATGGTATGGTCATTCCAACCACAGAATGTTTCGTCATCATTCAGAGGGTATCTTTGAAATGGAAAAGATATTCGGAAGTCACTTCACCAATAGTGATGGTAAAGTTGTTTACACTCGTTACGTTGGTGAACAACACGTAAAAGAAGATTGTTATAACCACCTTCCGTCAGCAAAAGAATGGTTAATGGCTTTAGAATCAAAAGAAAGACCAATGTGGATGATGAGAACTTTAGAATTAAACGTAGATTAAAGTATTTATAATAAAAAAATTATGACACCAGTAGTTACAGAAGAACAATTAAAATCGCTTAAATTATTTTCATATTACCTACAATCACACGGTATTAAAAAAGCCGAAATGCAGGTTAATATTGAATATTGTGGTGTGGGTTATATGCCAGATAACGCATATGGTGATGGTGGCCACGCAGAACTATATGACGCAATAAGAAAAACTTTAGAGGATATTATTGAGAATAATGAATTACATTCTCAAGGTAATGATTGTGAGAATATAGGTAATTTGACCCTTTTCATTGATTGTGTTGAGAGAACTTTAGAGGCAGAATATGATGAATATGTTATAGGAACAAACGAAATGTCGGATTCTAAATACATCGATGATGATGATTTAGATGGTGATGAAAAAAAAGCTATTGATAGTTTCTTCAATGAGATTAGTAAAGATGGTGATAAAATATATTTTAATGGTGGTGGTGATTCAGGTGAAATTGATAGTACAACACACAATGGTGTTAATGTTCCCAACGATGTATTAAATTTTTTATATTCATGGTTAGAAAACTTCTATGGTGGTTGGGAGATTAATGAAGGTTCACAGGGCAGTTTTAATTTTGACCCTAGTGAAAGAGCGGTATTTCTAGACTTTGGTGAAAACACTGAAGAGACCGTCAGTGCTGATATTGACTTCCAAATCAAATTCTAATAAATAACAAAACCCCTCCGAAGAGGGGTTTTTCAGTCTGGCTAAAATGAGTAAGTTTCAAGGAAGTTTGCGTTTTGACGAGCGAATTTTGAATTTGGCAAATTTTGACTAAAGGACTGTACTATATCAAAATCGTATCATCAAGGTGCGAGCCTATTATAGAATATGTACTGAAGTATGGATAACCATACGTCTACCCATTTTTCACCAAGACTGGCTTTAGATTTGAGTGGTTGAATTGTGAACATCCAACTCATCTTGAATTTCTTCAATCTGAGCTTCCAGTGATTTAATCATGTCATCTCTTAATACGATTCCAATTTCCGAAACCATCACAACAGGTTCACTATCTCTCCATCCTCTACTCGTCTTACCTTCCGAGCAACTTAGGCTACGTAGTTTTGTAACCATTGACTTTAACTCAGCCAATTTAAAGATTTTGTCATAGACGGGAGCGTTTGCTCTATGAATTCTTGTCTTCAAATCAACAAGTTGTTTAACACCTTCGTTAAACTTAGCCAACATCTCAGTCGGGTTGTAAGGTCGTGTAGTTCCTTCCTCAACAGAGTTATAAGAACTAACTCTACTGAAGTACTCGGCGTTCTCTTTGACGAGTTTGTTTTTCAGTTTCAATGCTTGTTTAATATTCATCTTTTTCTCTTTTAACTTCTATACAATTATAATAACAAAACTTGGAAAGTCAATTACCATATCTCGTGAAATATCAATCTAAACTCACTCCCACGTCTTTCGTATACCTCTTTTAAGAACGTCTCTACTCGTTTAGAATAAATCATAGATAAATGTATGTAAAATAAAAAAGGGAGTCAAACTCCCTTCTTAAATTAAATCATCTTTAAGATGATTTCAGTCTTACCGTCCCACTTTACGATTTGACTCTTTGGAACCCAAAAATGTAGTTCCCCAATTTCCTCAACTCGTTTCATGTAGTCGTTACGGAAACGCTCTGCTTGACTACGGTCAGTGATGTAATCAATCTTCATGTGTTTAGCACAAGTCTTACCCATCTTAGTCAACATTGAGAACTCGTCAGTCAAAGTCTTACCACAACATACACAGATGTTACCACGTTTCTCGGTCATCTTACCAGCGAACTTCACAGCTTTAGGTGATACAGCCAACAACTTAGTGATGTCAAGAAGAACAGGATTGAACTCAAGACCGTAAGTCTCTTTCATTCCTTGACCAACTTTACGACCAACTTTCAAAGTCTCACCGATGAGGTTGATGTTGAAGTTACGGGTCTTTTTTTGGTCTTCTTCTTTTTGGATTTGTTTCAAAGCCGCGGAAACTTGTTTGTCGGTCAATTTACCGTACTTCTCAAGTTTGCCTTGTAGTTCCTTAACGAAAGAGTTCTCACCTTCGTAAGACTGAACTTTCTTCATGTCGTCAGTCAATTCAACCTGTTTTGCCTCAACAGGTGCTGAGAGAATTTTCTCTACGGCTGCGGATTGTTTTGGAGTCAATCGACCCCACTTATTAAGGGTCTCCTTCATCTTAAGGATGAATGAGTTGTTTCCTTTGTAGTTACGAACTTGGGTGGTGGTGTTGGTTGTTGTCATAGTATCTCTGATTTTGTTATACAAAGATACTGCGAATATTTGACTTTACCAAATTTATTTCGGGTGATTGAAATTAAATATTGTGTTGTCGTCGTTTAAGTATACGTCGTTATCTTTTATGAAACGATACTTAATACCTTTTTCAATGTCATCTGAGAATGGGCTTGGTACAATATAACCCTCAGGATTAACAACTAACCTGTTTGTACCTTCCACATTTCCTGCTTTATTAATAGTAATATCTATTTGGATTTTATCTCTAACTTTTTTAATCTTGTCAACAGTGAAGTTAACTTTTTTCTTGTCAGGACCCCAACCCATACTAATCCATCTTGGTTTGCCGATTTGGGGTTTGTTAACACTTGATTTACCAAATTCTTCAACTCTTTCTTTTTTGATTTTATCAAATGTTTTATTACCACGAACTAAAGCATCCATCTCATTTCTGGTTACATCATAAACATTTGCATTGAGACCTGAGTTATATCTAACAGGGTTAGCGTTTGATAAATGTTTTGAGGTTGAGCTTGAGTAGTTATCACTAACTCTAAACCACTTATTGTCTTTAAATAAAAAGATTGGGTACCACGAATATGAACTAACGATGTAATGCCAGTCGTGATGATTATCAACGTCCCAGTAACCTTCTAAGTTTGAACCTTTGAAGGGAATTTTAGCCGAAGTGTATTCGTAAGCGGTATTGTTTGGTGTCTTTCTTTGTTTGAAACTTCTGAAGTCTTTGAAACTTAATTTATCTAAGTTCTCATAATCACCTTCAGGTCTGTAGTTTGCTGTGTAAACCTCGTAGTAGAATCTTGCATCGCTGGTAGGTCTACCAACAAAAGGCATCATAGTTTTGATGAAGTCTAATAACTTTGATTGTGTTGGGTATTCCGTTTTGTGTTTATTCAAGTATTTGAATAAACGAATCTCTTTCTCAGACAACGGTTTGTCCACACCACCCTCAAGTTGTTCTTTTAATATTTGTAATATCAATTCCTTCATCAGTAATAAATATCACGTAAACAAAAAACCCCCACATTTCTGTGAGGGTTTTTGAACAGTTTATATTACTATTTTAAAAACCTCATTTTGTATAACGTAGAATTTATTAATTCACAAACATTATCAATCTGATTTTGAATCCATGTGTCTTTACAACAATCTCTTAATTCAGTTACCTTTTCACAAAGGTCTTTTAAATAATTAATAGTTGTTGTTGTATCTTTATAGTCTTCAATAGGATATTGTTTATACCCTTTAAGTATTGAATACTTACCTTGATAAGATTCTACTAATCCATCCACTAAACTATCAACACCTTCGTAATAACCTTGTAAAGCTTTGTGTTCCGCATATGATTTTGTTTGTAAATGAAATGCGTGTACTTGTGTTTGTGAATGTAATAACAGGGACATCATTTCTATAAAATCTTTTTTACCACTATTGTTTTGTTCAGTAATTAAACTTTTTTGTTTTACCGCCTCAAATAATTTTTGTTTTAAAATTTTGTCGTCCATAGTATTTTTATTATAAATATCATACAATTTTAAAATTTAACATATTAGGGTCTATGGAATAATATTTTAGAATAATGTTCAATTCTTTTATAATATAATGTTTAAGTATTTTATCTGTAAAAATTTTAAATTCACCCCTATTAATTATTTCAACATTTAAAACATCATAACTATTTTGCACAATAGAATACCCAACCAATTTTATCTTCAGTAAGTTTTTTTGATTGGGTATTGAAACGGTAATTAATTTACCGTGATTAATTTTAATTATGTTATCTAAATCCGTCAAAGTTTTTAGTAATCAAGTCTTTTTTTGATATGATAATATCATCTTCATTTAAATCACCATCCATGTATTCTTGAATAACTTCAAAAACTTCATGGACTTCTTTCCAATATATAGAACCTTCGTTATTTGGACTGTAATCATTATCAACCAAGTATTGGACTACAGTGTTATCCTCTGTAGTTAAGAATCCGTGAGCAAATCCTTTAGGTACTAATAACTCATCACCAGGTAATAAGTAGTATATAAACGTTTTAAGATAACTCTCAGATTCAGGTCTAATATCAACTATAAAATCAATTATCGAACCAGTAATTACTTTAATTAATTTTGATTGTGCGTATTCACCCACCTGAAAGTGTAATCCTCTAAATGTTGATTTTTTAGGATTAACACTAATATTACTTTGTATCCATTTAATATTTAAAGTTGATAGAGATAATGGTGCAAAAATACCTCTATGGTCCTTAAACACGTTATTAGTTATTTTAACCCCCAAATCCATTACGCATTTAATTCTGTAACCATCACCATTAAACCTTCCGCTTTATCACGAGCATTGGTATATTGTTCAACTAATTTATCCATTTCTTCAGTGTGTTGTGGGTGTTCCCCAATAGCAACTGGGTTTTTAGCGTAGACTTCCAATCTCGCAATAGCGTCCATCATTTCCGCGTGGTACTTAGCGTTTAAAGCTTTAATTAATCTGTTATTTTCCATTTTATTTATTTTTATTTATTATTTTTTTTAACCAATCTTTTAGTTCGATTGTTTGTATATTACCAAATATATTTCTAAACTTTCCACTATCTAAAGTATATCTTCTATCATGACCCAATCTGTCTTCAACATATTTATAATTTATGTCACGACCTAATATTTCACCTATCATAGAGACTATTTGATTATTAGTATATGTTTCATAAGTTCCAATATTAAAAATACCATTAACCTCATTAGATATTAAAACCTTATATATTGCTCTTGAATTATCGTCAGCATGAATCCATTCTCTAATTTGTTCCCCATCACCATATACAGGAACTTGACCACCTTCATTAATAGTTTTAATAATTTTAGGAATAAATTTTTCAGGATGTTGGTTTTCCCCATAGTTATTACAAGTTCTAGTAATTAAATACGGTAGACCAAAAGTTCTATTTGCTGAAATCACCAATAAGTCGGCAGAAGCCTTAGTTGATGAATAATAAGAACTAGGAAATAATTTATCGTCTTCTAATGATGCCTCATGACCTTCAAAGTCATCTAAATCACCGTAAACTTCGTCTGTTGAAATGTGTAAAAATTTCTTTAGTTTTGGGTTATTTCTTGCAACTTCCAGTAAATTAAAAGTTCCTTGAACATTTGACTTAACAAATGGTAATCCGTTTTTAATTGAATTATCGACATGGGACTCAGCAGCAAAATTTACGATATAATCATATTCCCCTAAATCCTCACTAGTAATATCACAAATGTCTTTTAATATAAACTTAACTGACTTACGAATGTTATTCGGATTTGCAGCATAAGTCATTTTGTCAACCAACACAACTTCATCATTTGTGTTTTCATTAACATAATTAATAAAATGTGAACCAATAAAACCAAGCCCACCAGTAACAATAATTCTACTCATAAAAAAAACCTTTGTAAAATTATAGTACAAAGGTTTTTATTTGTAAAATATTTGTTTCAGTTATTTACCAATAACAATCTCATTATAATTTAATTTACCCATCCCATCAGCACTATCCGTTAGTTCATCATATAAATAAGATTTTACTACCGAACTAATACTTTGTTCTGACTGAGCAATTTTAGATTCCATCCAATCGTCTAATTGTTCACCGTCTTCCATTTGTTGCCACATTTTATAAGCCATAACCGCAATTGTAAAAAGTTGTTGTTTAGCCATATATGAACCTTTATCATTAGCTTCATTAACTTTGGTTTTTAAACCTGTTACTAAATTCTCAAGTTGTTTTTCCGTTAAAATAATATCTTTACCCATAAGTATTTTATTAATAAATATTAATTATTGATTATTGTGTCATAAAAATTATCAGCATCTTCCTCAGTCTCATAGTAATTTTTAAAATACTCCTCGTTTTCTTCGTACTCAACCCACCATCGAGTTCCGTCAAAATCCATATTGATGAAATGCCATTATAGCCCGAATTAAGTTTTTGAAATACTAACATGCAAATTCCAAATGGAGTATTGCTCATTTAAAACCGAACCAGCTGATACGGTGGTACTACCTATATCAATAAATTTACCAACAGGAAAGGTTGCGTTTGTTGTTAAACTAAAACTATAAAATTTCCAATCATCCGTCAGTGTGATAATTTGTTGTGGTGTATCTGAAAATTCAAAATCTATTCTTTGTGTTAAATTAACCCTTTTAGCCCAGAATGAAACATCATAACTTGTACTAGGTAATAAATCTATAACAGGGAATTGTTGTCTTATTTGCCCATGGCCTGGTTTATCAATTGATATCCTTTCAAATAGGGTTGCGGACCTAGTACCATCTGGTGCTATAAGAGCATTTGGTGTTCTACTTGTTAAATTTGATAAACTATTCCAATTTTGGATTAATGATTTCCCATCAGTAACCATGTTTGGGTTTAATGCTGTGATATAATTTTGATAGATTTCGTATTCTGATAGTGCTCTATTGTATACTTGAATAATGTAAATACTACCTTGATAAAATCTGCTTAAATCTCCTCTTTGCCCTATTTGTCTTATTCTAAAATCTCCTGTCAGACTTCCTGTTACACTACTAACACTATTTTTATATGTTTGTATAATATTAGAACTATTTCTAGTTACTGTAACCATACTGGGCTTAGAGACATCCCAACTATATCCATTTAATGTTATAGATTGGGCTGATGAGAATAGTCCTAAAGCGGAAGCATTGTTTATTTGTAAATAGTCTGCCCCATTATTACCTAATAAGACTTTAGCATTTGTTGCTGTTGGTAATATAAATAAATTTAAAGTGAATTCACCTGTTAATGTTATAGTTTGATTTAACTGGATATAATCATCAACCCCATCAAAAACAATACTTCCTCCATCATTACTATTAAATGTCGGACTATTAGTTAATGTTCCATTATTTCCACTTGGACTTACATCATACCACGTTGTTCCACTCCTCGGATAAGATGGTGTAAATCCAGCATCTAAATTAAGAATCAAACCATCGGTAACTAATGGTCCTGGTTCATTATTAATTATAAACCTATCAGATAATGTTGCGTAGTAAGCCAAACATTGAGTGACAGTAGTAAAACTTTGTAATTCTATTTGATTAACAAGGCTAATCAACTGAGTATCGTTATTTGCAACATATATTGAAGGTCCTCCACTAACCTTATTAATATATATCGTATAACCATTTGTTGGCGGTGTTATTCCGTGATAATAACCTGTGGATGATGTGGGTCCTTTACCGACATCACCAACACCTAAATAAAAATTACCAATTTTTAAAGACTCAGATAGTTGACCACCACTATTATATTTTACGGAAATTGCCATATGTTATATAAATATACAAAATAAAAAAAGGAGACCGAAGTCTCCTTTAGGGCCGACCAGATTTAGTCGATTCCACCACCTTGTTTTTCTAAACAAGGAAAACACACACTACGAAAAATCAACACTACTTGACACTCGAAGACCATCAACAAGTTTGTCAACATGTTTTCTCCAATCAAGCCATGCTGGTTTCTCATTATTTTTGAAGTACTCTTCATCGGCAATTATACCGTCCCAACTTAACGCCATTTCAATGAATTCTTCAGTATCTTGTAGTTCTCCGTATTCGTCAATTACTCGACCTGAACGAATAAACTTTAACAACTCTTCTTTGTTTGAGTAGTATTTGTTATTATGGAAATTCCAACAGAACTTCCAACCCATACTTCGTTTACCTAAATGAATGTTAACCTCGTTTAAAAACTCATCCCAAGGATTACACCTATCCCAATCATATTCACTAGACTCATCTTTAATTGTCGCAAATCCACGCCCAATTAGAGATACATCAAACCAGTCTAAACGAGAAACTCTATCACATAACTTTTGATGTCTTTCCATCATTTCTTTAGATGCTGGAATTCTGTAAAAATTTGTTCCCATTTTATTTTAATATTTTATTAGTTAACGTATCGATTAAAACTTCATTTTTTTGTGTTGTATCAATAATAGAGTTATAAAATTCTTTGACTTTTACACCCGCAACAATAAAAGTTATAACCAAAAAAATAAACACCGCTTTAATTATTTTTTTCCAAAACTTAAAAAAAAGATAAATTAGTAATATCACTGATATTAAAACCCCAAATAACATACTATCTATATCCATAATTTAAATTATTTAGTTACCAACGCCTCAATTTTACTTTTCATGTGGTCAGCCAACTCGTACTCATTGGTTGAGGTTACGATGATTGAATCTTCCAAGAAACGAAAAGGAATATTAACCAAGAAATCAGTTCCATTAAAAAAAGTTAAGTTGTTTTTTAATTCTAAACATCCTTGAACCATCTTCAAAAACAATTTGAATTGTATGTTATCAACAAAGGTCTCGTTCAAAAGGGTCCCAAACTTTTCGTTCTCGATACGGATTTTATATACTACTGTGTTCATATGTCTGATTATTTATACAAAGATACAACTATTTTTGGATTCTGCCTAATCCTTCCACCAAATTTTTCAAATTTCCATCAGTTTTGATGTTAACTTTTTCAACAACGAATACAAAAGTATCGTTCTCAGGGTTATGAATGAATCCAACTTTAACACTGGTTTCGTTACCGTTATGGATTGTAAACTTACTATTGTTACGATAATCCGTTTCGATATAGTTCCATGGATATTGTTTACACAATTCTTGGTATGCACGTTTGTTAAGGTTTTTTCGTACTTCTTCTCTTTTTTGAGCATCAAACCTACCATTAATAAATTCGAGAATTTTTTTAGCAACAGTCGCACCATTTTTACAGTAACGACCATCTTCATAATTTATTTGAGTTCTAACTTTATAACCCTCATTACGACTACGGTAAGAGTTTCTCGGAGATACGTAATGTTCTGACACATCAATTCTAATACTAGTTCTTGACGTGTTATCAGGAAGTTTACCAGCATAAATGATTTCACAATCATTATATGGTAATTCTAAAACCTCAACAGGAAACTGATTAACATAAACGGTAAACTTTTCGGTTCTTGTTTTTTTAATTAATTCAAAGTCATTTGAAACTTTTTGCATGTGAGAGAAATACAAATCAAAAGCATCTTCTTTTTTCTTGTACTCATCAGAACGACGTTTTATCGCCAATAACATACGATTTTTTTCGTTATCGTAACTTTTTTTAAGAACTTCTTTATTTGTATTGGTTGTGGTCATATTCTCTGTGTTTGTGAATACAAAGATATAAAAAATTACTTAATTTGCCTCATAATTTCTCGTTTAATATCCTTTTCTTTTAAACTTTCCCTCTTATCGTAAAGTTTTTTACCTTTACCCAACACAATTTCCATCTTTAGTAAACCTCTTTCAGTACTAAAAATCTTATAGGGTACCAATGTTAAACCTTTTACCAATTCTTTTTGTAGTTTAACCAACTCTCGTTTCTTCATTAAGAGTTTACGTTCACGAAGTGGTTCGTGAGTATAGGATTGTTTGTATTCAGGAATGTTCATTCCTTTCACAAAAAGTTCACCATTATTAAAATAACAATACGCATCAACCAATGAAACTTTACCACCACGTATTGATTTAACTTCAGAACCCATTAATTGAATCCCAACAGTAAAAGTATCCTCGAAGAAATATTCGTGACTCACTTTACGATTTACTATGTTGACTTTGGATTTCATAATGCAAATATAGTAAAAAAATAAAAAACCCCAAAAAGTTTCTACACTTTTTAGGGTTTAAAGTTTTCCAACCATTAAAGAAAGGGGGTTTGGCTGTGTATCACATAAATATTCTGTTTTTTTGAAAAGTCTACTTTTGGGTTAAAATTTTCACAATTAATTTGTAAAGTTGGTCATTTTTATCCTCTATTGGTAAATTTTCTAAATTAAAATAACCGCATTCCGTATGTTCTTCACCGTCAGATGCATTTTTTAAATCAGGGTTAATCCTTTTGTCCGTGTCCATTTGAAACACATACATTAACCCTTTATTGTATGAGCCATCCCTATTACTTCTAGTGACAAAACCAACCAAACTTAACTTGTTTTCTAACTTGAGATTAGTTTCTTCGTAAAACTCTCGTTTTGCACCATTCATTGGTGATTCACCATCTTCTAATTTACCCGCAGGTATGGACCAAACACCTGGTAAAATTCCCTCGTTGTTTCTTTTACATAATAAAACACTATCATTATGCTTAACAAGAACACCAACATATCTTTTAACTATTTTCATTCTTTTTGATATTTATGTTTATGATAATAAATATAAATAATAACTCATTTAAAGTAAAATCTGTTTTTACCGAAAAAGATGTACAAACAGGGATGATGGGTAGAAAATTTAATTCTACCTTTAATGGTATGTTATTTTTAATGGATAAAGGTACCCACTGTTTTTGGATGAAGAATTGTATAATACCTTTAGATATTATTTTTATTAAATCAGACAAAATTTCCAAAATACACCATAACTGCAAACCTTGTATGGATAGTGAATGTGAAAATTATTGTGGAAACGGTGATTTAGTTTTGGAATTAGAGGGTGGTACCTGTAAAGATTTAGGTATAAAAGAAGGTGATACTTTATATTTTAACCTTCATTAATCTTATCCTGTAATACTTTAACAAACTCGTTTTGAATCATTTTCGTAAATTTTACGTATGGTGAGTCATCACTTTCGGGGTTGTATTTATATTTACCTTCAGGTGGTCTTTTAGACCTTCCTAAATACCCAAGTCCTGATATATTAGTAATACACTTATGTCCACCACTATTTGACTGTATTAAGTCCCAAGCATTGATTGTTACTTTGTCCAAGATTTCTTTTTCATCTTCACTTAAATCGGTAAATGGTTTATCCATAATTTTACCAATATGAGTTAAAATCTCTTTACCATTATCGATGGTTTTAAAACTATTACCATATAAGGCAACAAAATCTTTAAATGTAAATCCAACCGACATTTCACCAAAACCTTTTGATGATTCAGAAATCCATTTAATTGTTGAAAGTGGTATTTGTCTATCTTTTAATTGTGATTCCCATTTACCCAAAACTTCTTGCGCAATTTCACCTAAATTAACACCTTTTAATTCTCTTTCTTTTTTAAATGGGTTACAAGACGCTTGTACCAAACCTAATGGCCAAGCGATAACTAAAAAGTCAGCGTCTGGGTTATTTTTATAAGGTGTATATCTATCGTAAGAACCTGGTTTCATCATAGAACCACCACCATATTGTACAATAATATTTCCTACGACATTTACATTAGGGTGTGACTTCATTTGTTCAATATACCCCTCTCTATATTTTTGTAATTCTTCAACATCCGCATAACCTTTTTCAATCATAATTCTTTTGATATTCATTACAATATTCAAAAGTGATGGTGTTGACTTCATAACCAACTCTTCAAGAAACCCTGGTTTGTTTTTAAATGCTAATAATAGTTTGTTGGTTACTAAACCTAATGCCATTTTGTTTTTAGTGACAGGTGAGTTTTTGTCTAATTTAAATAAATAATTAATTACTTCATCAACACTAACGTCATTTGCCGCATAATTAGCAGAGTCTACCATGGATATTAATTGTATATCTTCAGGGCTAAAAATATCTTTTGGTGAAACAACTTGGGATATTGTCTCGACATTTGAACGTGACGCTCTAAAAGAGGTTGACTTAGTGTCTTCAGCACCAGCTTGTCTATCATGATGGTCAGTATGAATAACAAACATTGGTTTACCATGTGCAAAGTCAACTAACACAGGCATTATATCTCCTTTAGCATCGTTCTTTTTTATAGCAAACTCTTTATCGCCGTATTGGATGACGTGAGCGTCGACTACTTTGATTCCATTATCTTCAAGATATTTTTTCATAGCTAAAGCGGTTGTTACTCCATCCAAGTCTTGGTGAAAATATATTTCCGCTTTTGGGTATCTTTTAGCTAATTTGTTAATATCTCTTAACCCACTTTCTTTTAATAATTTCATTAAACAACAAATTTTGCGGGTCCACCTAACAATGAACCAATTAATGACATAGCTGAGTCTTGTTTAACTCCTTTACCAATTGACTGACCAGCTCGGTCAGTTAAACTTTGGTCTGTTTGAGTGGGTATCGAACCGCCCATTTCATCGTTCCATAATTGTTGTGCTTGTTGTGTTTTTAGATATTCTTGGTACTTTTCATCAGCATTTGGTACTGAAGTTAATAACTCATCAGGACCAACAAAATTACCTAACCCTAACCAATCTAAAAACCCTAAGTAAAATTTACTTCTTCTCATCAATGACCTTGTCGCGGGATTTCCACCAAAAATTCTTGGTACACCAGCAGCAAATTTTTGTCCTAAAGTAGCGTCTGATTTCATAAACTTAAGCCAAGAATTACCAACATCTTTATAACCTCTAAACATTTTACCTTGGTCTTTAGCCATTTGTTTTAATAAAGTTTCTTTTTCAAGTGCAGTTAATCCTTTTTCTACATTCACTAATTTACCACCTTTCACAACTTCAGATGGTAATTTTAACTCTTTACTAGCCTTTGAAAATATATTTACATATTCTTCTACTGACCTAACTAGTCCTCTACCTAATCCAGGTACTCTTCCTATAGAATTTTTAAGTAGGTCAACTAATTTGCCACCCCAACTTGGTGCCTTTTCAACCATTTTAGCGATAGGACCACCAGCAACTTTGGCGGTTTCCGCAATTTTAGCCGCGTCACCCGCTAATGCCGCCGATTTAAACGCTTTAGTGGCTCCTCCACCAATTTTTAACACCCCAACAACAGGTTTTGCAACAACATCACCAAGATAAGGAATTACAGAAACCCAAGATAAAATTGCAAATAATTTATCACCTTGTCTCCAATAACTAATACCGTTAACTAAATCAACAACCCCCGTTGGGTCAAATATACCAACAATATCCCCAACAGTATTATACCATTTAGACTCATTAATTAATTTTGATTTTTTAGGATAAATGGTTTTTAACATTTCCACAACAATTCTTTTGTCCTTATTAGATAGTTTCTCCCACTTTTCAGACAATATGTTGTTAAATTCCTCCCTATATATTTCAATTATCTTATTTTTTAATTCGTTTTCTTTTAATAAAGTTGCCATACGATATTTTTTATTATAAATATCACGAAAATAAAAAAGAGGACTTTATTTGTCCTCTTCTGTGAATTCAATCTTAACTTGTTTTTTCTCGTTAACAAAATGTTGGACTCGAGCTCTCGCAATTTCTACGTAATTTGGCGATAATTCTATTCCCAACCATCTACGGTCTAAGGTTTCCGCAGCAACCAAACTAGTACCAGAACCCGCGAACGGGTCTAAAACAACATCATTTTTATATGTTAATATTTTGATTGCCTTTGTTGGGATGTCCATTGAGAAAGTTGCCTTAGTTAAAGTCTTCGTGTCTGCAAAATAATTCCATTGTCCAAACACCAAATCAATGAACTCTCGTTTCTGTGCTTCTGTATAGAATGTTTTGTTTCTCATATTACCATTCTTATCTTCAACCTCACCAAGTTCACCAACCCATTCAGGTGTTCCTTTCACTTTCTTAATATGATTCTTTTTATATGCTAATACAACACATTCTTTTGGATTATAAATATATGGTGCTGATGGACTCATCCAAGAACCCCAAGCCGTAGTACGACTTCTGTGTGGTGATTCTTCTTCAAGGTCAATAATCCCGAAGAACTTATATCCAATTTTCTTCATAATCTGCCAAACCTCACTAACTATGAAGACACGACCACCTTTGGCTTGTCGGTTAATCTCGTAAGGAATGTTTAAGGCGATACGTCCATCGTCTTTTAAAACTCTAAAGGCTTCACTCATCCACTTTTCAGTAAACTCAAAATATTCTTCAACCAACATATCATCTTGGTGAACATCGTAATCAATTCCAACTCCGTATGGTGGTGATGTAACAATAAGGTCAACACTTCCCTCAGGGAGTGTTTTCATAACCTCAATACAATCCCCATTAATAATTTTACCAGTCTCTATCATATAATATTTTTAAAAAGTATAGATGATTTTTTACTTAGATTCAACCATGCCATAGGCATCACAATCAATTTTTTCAGTTGACTTACAACCAACCAATGACATTATAAAAAGAATACCAAACAAAATGGTTAGTATTAACATTGAGTAAAACCCAACCTTATGTGAGAAATCAACTTGTTGTTTTGACTTACCTTGCCAGTCCTCTCTATTCCATTCCATTTTATTCATTTTTTAACATGTTCTAATTGGTCTTCGTTGAAAATGTGTAATAATCCATATTCATCCATTTCACCAACCACTCTGATATCACCTTTAATTGTTTTAAAGACCCCAACAATTGTACATGGAAACGAATACCCCTTTGGTTTAACCGCTTTATCACCAACCTTAAATTTTGACTCTTTTGTAATACCCATATCACCGTCAGACAATTGTGGGTCATCCCATAATTCTTTATTTTCCATTTTCTATAAGTTGAATTTTTCTTTCTATGTACCAAATAGCCTTTTTTAAGTCTTGTATTTCTTTATCACTACCTTTTTTACCAGCTCTAGCAATATACTTATAAGCATTACCAAGATGGAAATCCAAATTTGTCGCCTCAATAACTTTAATTACTTCATATACATTACCTTCACCGCCATAATGTTGTGGGTGGTTCACTTGTTCATTTATATTTGAATTACATTGACAGGGTCCTTTACCCTCACATACACAACCCATCCCCATATTAATTTTTATTATTTTCAAACTTTATCTCGGTAGAATCAATATTAGATTTAGAATTCATCATTTCTTCAGTCAATTCATAATTATCTTCATCCCTGTACTCTTTTAAAAGTTCTTCAGGATTTAAAAACCCATTATATTTTGAAGCAATCTCATCAAAATTTTTTGTACTGACGTTTGTATACATATTATGGTGAGCAACTGATAATTCGTCAGCCATTTCTAAACTAATAATAATTTCTTTAATTATTTCATATGGGTCAGCATTTGAAGCGGGTCTTCTGTCTTCTAAATAACCTTTCCATTCTTTTGCAGTATTCCTTGGGACTCTAATTGACGCACCCCTGTCGGCAATACCCCAACTAAATTTATCTATTGATTGAGTTTCGTGTTTACCAGTTAACCTCATATCATTATCAGACCCGTACACTTTAATATGAGCGTCTTTTCTTGTTTCAAAAGATTGGAATATTGCTTTAAAGTAGTCTTCCCCACCTTTTTCTCTCATTTTTTCAGTCGAGAAGTTGGTATGTAATCCTGAACCATTCCAATCCGCATATTTACCAAATGGTTTTGGGTGGTATTCAATTTGGTACCCATATTGTTCGGATAATTTTTCCATAAAATATCTAGACACCCATAAATCATCACCAGCCTTTTTACTTCCCATAGAAAATACTTGATATTCCCATTGTCCTAAAGCAACCTCAGCGTTGATTCCAGTTATGTTAATACCATAATTCAAACACATTTCTAAGTGTTTTTCAACAAAATCTCTACCAACAACATTTGTACCCACACCACAATAGAACTTACCTTGAGGTTCAGAATTAAATGTGTGACCTAAAATAACACCTTGTTTCCCTTCTTTAATAAAATATTCTTGTTCAAATCCAAACCAAATGTCTGAATCATCATTAATAACAGCTCTACGATTTGATGGGTGTGGAGTTCCATCAGGATTCATTACTTCACAAAAAACATAAATCCTATCTAAATTGTCATTTCTATAAATTCTGACAGGTTTTAAAATACAGTCAGAATCGTGACCTTCAGCTTGTTGTGTTGACGAACCATCAAAATTCCACTCTGGTATATTCTCCAATAACGATTTAATATCTTTAAAAAAAATATTTTTATCTACAACTTTAATTTTACTCCTTAAATTTGGTTCTGGTGTATAACCATCAAGCCAAATATATTCTAATTTTATCATAATTTTGAAATATAATATTTACCTATTTTAATTGTTTTTATTTTTCCAATTCTTTCTAAAAAACTTTGTGTTGTTGTGATTTTTAATCCACATTTATTCTCACCAAATTTAATATATGACATATTTTCATTATAACCAATAAGAATATGGTAATCACCTAATGTAATTATTTTTTGCGTACCTAACCCATCAATCTTGAATCTTCGATACTTTAACCACGTAGTATCCTTCCGATATTTGGCTTTCTTCAATTTGGTTTTCATTTACTAGTATATTTAAAATTTTTTGTGTCTCTTCAACACTTTCTCTCAAAATATATTTTGAGATGTATGAAATATGCACAGGTTGTCTTAATTTAGACATTAATAGTTTATTCTGTTTTGGTGTCATACTTTTCATTTAGTTTATTTTTAATCTCATCATCAGTTAAACCTTTATCATACCAATGATATACATCTGACGCTAAACCATCCATAAAAATGAAAGCGTCGGCTCTAAATAACTCATCAAGAGACCTACCTTCATTAAGGTATCTATTGATTGTATCCATACTAACAAATCTTTTGTGAAATCCCATAACCTAAATTTAAGAAATAAATTTTTTAGTTTCAATAGTTTTTACCCTACTTTGTTGATTAATAAACGACATAATTTTTCTTTTTGAGATTGGTAATAAAGTTTCGTCTATTGGAAATATATCTTTACACTCAATTTCAAATATTGGGTAAGTACTTTCATTATTCTTTTCGTAAGTTTTAGAAACTTTGGAGATAATTTCGTGAATCGATAAATCATTTTCCTCACCAAAATAAACTAACTTTGTGGTTGTTCTATTTTGGTTTTTAGTTTTATAAACTTTAGTTATTTTATAATTCCAAATATACAAACCACCTTCACTGCGGTAATAAAAAAATCCAGACTTACTTTTAATATTATTTTTATTCTTCTTTAATACAACATCAACAGCATTATAAACAACGGACCATATTGATTTTGCGAAACCAAAATAATCATGAAGTTGTGGTTGACTATTTTTTAATATTTCATGATATTCAACTATTTCATCCTCAGACAATACGGGTATATCTTTAACTTTTAAATCACTAATTAATAACTCATCGTCATTAGTTAAAAACTTTTTATCAGTATATAAAATTTTATTTTGATTAATTAATGTTTGGATATTACCCAAATGTAAAGACAATTCAATAAACATCGGATAAACTTCCATCCGTTCTAAGTGTTTATTAAGTTTTTGGAAATAATCTAATAAAACGTATTGTTTTTGTTCGGCATCTAATATACCATCAAATAACCAATCAGTATCCATTAAAAACTCAACCTTTTTATTTTTTTTTCTTTTTTCCATCCTTATTAGAAATATAAAAAGGTTTATTAAATTATGTAGTCTTATTCAACTCTCATCACATAATAAAGGACACCGTCCTCACCTGTTACAGAATCGTAAGTACCATCGTAACTATTCATAATACCCCAACCATCGTCGTCAACTAAACCTTTGGCTAATTCATCTTTATCAACAAAATTTTGTAACTCCAACCCAAAATCTCTAATGTAATAAACAGGGTCTCTTTTAACTAGACGTATTAATTCATCAACTTTATTATCAACCATGTCTTGAGTGACTTCGTCAGGTGTAATATCATCCTTCTCTGATTCTAAATCATCTATTAGGTTTTGGAAGTCATCATATAATTCATCGTAATCTTCGGCTTCGGTATCTAACTCTTGTTGTTGACGTTCATAATCTTCAATCTCAGATTCAATTTCACTAATTCTTTTTTCTTGTTTAGGTGTTAATTCGTAATCATCTTCATCAAAGTAAATTTCAGGATTACTCCATACATCATCTTCATAATAATCTTGAAAATATTCGGCAACATAATCACCATCAATATAGTTATCAATATAATCTTGTCTAAACCCATCTAACCCAACATCCTCAATATAGTCTTCCGCATATCTTAATGCCGCAGCGTCCATCTCATCTTCATCACCAACAGCATACGATGCGTTTTGACCTAAAAATTCAAAAACTTGTAAACCATAGTGGGCGTAAGTCTCGGGAATGACATCGTAAACATCAGATTCTTCATCATCAATATCACCCACCTCATTCAAATACGTAAATAAAGCATTTGCTTTTAACCCAACCTCATCAGCGTTTTCAATACTCCATTCTTCATTTTCTCTTCTGTCATAAGCACTAGCCCTTTTCCTTCTTAGTATTTCAGCGTCAATCTTTCTTTGTAAAGGAGTATTAATTTTGCTAACATAACCTCTAACTTGCGTATCACCTAAATCACTAATGTTTGTATTATTAATACTTAAACTACCGTTAATATTTGCAACATTACCAAGTGAATCCGTTGGTGTGTTTGATAAGTTAACATCACCTTCAATCCATAAAGGTTTACCTTCAAATCTTGGTAAACGAGAAATACCTTTTCCGTGATAACCAGAAAGTTTCATCAATTCCATATATTCATTCGCACCAATCTTATAATATTCACCTTCGGTTTGTTCAACCAATTGTTTGATTAGATTACGGAACTCACTCTCATTAAGTCTAACTTTTTTACCCATACTTATAAATACCACAAAAATAAAATAATTTTATTGGATAATTTACATTTAATTTGATGTTAGTACTATTTATTAGTATAATAAACCAATAATTAAAACTTTAATACCATGGGTTGCGGATGTAAAAATAAAGCAAATCAAACACAAAGTGTTTCAAGTCAACAGCCAAGCCAAAACCAAACTTTGGCTCAGGTTCAAGCACAACAAACAAACAACGCTTCGATTCAAGAGTCAATTCGTAAAGTTGTTGAAAAATACTACAACAAAAAGTAATTTGTGGTATTTTGAGTAATTTTTAGTTTAAGGAGGTAATACCTCCTTTTTCTATTTATATATTATTTTTTTTTGGTTATTAATTACTAAAAATAGGTTATATGGGTTTTATAAATTTAAATTCAAATAGAGGTTTAGTTAATTTACTCGCTGATTATATAATGATAGAGATTAGTGAAAAGGATAAATATGATACCATTATTGAGGTAACGGATTGTGGTAGATTTTTTGTGATTAATGGTATGACATCAAGAAAAGATTTATTAAATATTTCAGACTTATTAAATAAGTTTAAAACTGAATATGAAAGTTTGGTTAATAGTTTGGGTTATGATAATTTTAATATTATTGATTTAGTTATATATGATAATCAATTAATTAAGAAAGAAGAATTTTGGTTTGATTTTTATAATACTAATAGACCAATATTTTCAGACAAGATAATTAATTTTTTAAACTCTGATTTAAGTAAACTAAAATACCAAAAATTGGAGGATGGTCACAATTTAAATGTTGAATTGGATTTCTCTGAGGAAAATACTAACAGTTTAAATTATTTTACTTACACGCCGATGACCATTTCATCTGAATTTCCTCATGGTTATAGTTTTAATATGGGTAGAAACCATTACTATTATTCCGAATACGTTGTCAATCAACTATTCACAACATTAATGTGTAATAGAATTTCTTTTAGGTCTTCAACAAAAATAAACAGTGATGGTGATTTAAACATAGAAGTTTTAACTAATTCAATTTATTCAAACGATAAAATAAAATCTCTAATACTTGATGTTTTTAATTTTGACTTACATAAATTTAAAAAACTAATTTCAGAGTACAATTATATAGAAGATTTAACAAAACCACTATCTGAAAAACCTTGGTTAAAAAAAGACCAGTTAAAAAACATTATAATGTTTTAAACTCGTTTTGAATATGAAACAACTTGGTAAAAATCTTTTTTACCGCCACAATAGTCTTTAACTAATTCTAACAATGTTTTAAACATAAAGGCGTTGGGAGTTTGTTTTTCACATTTAATAAACAACTCAATCATCATCGAAATAAAGTCTATACTGAAAGCTCCTAAATTATCCAAACCAAAATACACGTCGGTAAAATAATCAGTATATTGTAGTTCATAGTTATTCCTTTCCTCAACAGATTTAAAAGGTTCTATTCGGTCATACAATTCCAACCAATCATTAATAAATTTACTAACATCATCTTTATCGTGTTCACATTTAAGAATTAGGTCAACAATCCAATGAGTGTGTGATGGGGCTCTCAATCTAGATGAACTTGATTTGTATTTAACAATATAATCCAATTCTGGATTATGTCCACGACTACCTTGATAAATACTTATGTATCCACCATTAGATAATTCCCAAGTTTTTAATGGATGATGAATTACACCATCTTTTTTAAAAGATAACGACATGTAACAAATATATTAAAATTTTTGTTAATAAAAAAATCCCTTACGGGATTTTATTATTTAAAGTGTTCTTTAATTATATTAACACCTTCATCAATTTCATTAAAGTCTCTGTCAGGTGTGAAGGTTTTAGTTGTTGGGTTATCTTCAGGTGATTCAATAATCATAAACGCTGGGACATATTCATTTTCCGTAACTTCAACAAATAAATCATATTCCTCTTCATAAATATTAATATCCCTATCAACGAATTCAATACCAGCCTCGTTTAATTTTTCTTTCATTTCAACACAATATGGGCACCCCTCCATTGTGAATAATACTAACACTTTATCCATTTAAAACATCATTAACAACATCTTTTATCTGAGCTTCCATAAGTACACCTGATTTAGAAAAAGACTCATTACCATTATTAAAGACTTTAATGGTCGGTATAGCTCTAATACCTAAAGTAGATGCCAATTCTCTATTTTCTTCAACATTTAATGTGTACATTTTTACTTCAGAATCATCTGAATTAATCTCATTAGCAACTTTCTCAAAAATTGGTTTCATCATTCTACATGGTCCGCACCATGGTGCCCAAAAATCAACTACAATTTTTTCACCATTACTAATTTTTTCTTTTAATACTTCTTGTGTAATTTCCATTTTTACTTATTTTTTTTTAAATTATGAATTGTAAAATCAACTATATTAGATTTATCAACCCCACTTAATATAAATATGTGGGAATTGTCTTTAATATATAATAAAATACCTGTTGGGTCATATTCTAACAATACGTCTAAGTACGTAATATTACCCTCCTCATTAACGGTTTTAACTTCCCATAATTTATGGTACTTCTGTATAGTTTTAACTATAAAATCTTCTGGTGTATATGGTGGTTCAACAGAACATATTGATGGATATGAACCAAATTTTTTCATAAAACTATCTATACAATGTAATGGTATTTCGTTTCTCATATTATATAAAAGGTAATTCACCACCATCTAGTTGTAAATATTCATTTACATTTACTTCTTCACCCCAATTTAAACTGGCACTATACATTGGTTTCAACACCCTATCATATATATTATCCATATGTAATAACATTATAGGTTCACCAACAACCATCTTGGTGTGAATTTGTCTTTTATTATGTTCCAAAACACCTTCAGGTAAATCAAATATTTTGTCATCAACTAACTTCTGAACCCTTTGGTCCAATATAGTAAGATATGGATTCCACATGTCATCCAATCTGGTATTAAACCTACCCAAACTCTGAACTCTCTTTAGTTCAACTATCTTTTCACCATTATGTCGTATTTGATATTCAATGGTGGCTCGTTCTTTACCATTAACATCACCCATTCTAAGTGATATGATAACTGACGACTCTCTCTTGATATATGTCTTCACGCAATTGGACTGGTGTGTGGACTCCATATTATACTGACTACTATTCAAAAGTAACACTGGGTGAGCAACCTCATCAATACCTAAAATAACTCTCTCAACTTCTTCTTTGAACTTGTGAGGATAAATTCTGTGGAACGTCCCTTGATTTAAATAATCAATCTTTTCAGACCAATCCATATGTTCCTGTAAGAACGAGTCGTAATTATTAGATTTCCATTTAACATTTTCAATATCTCGTAATCTAGTATAAAACCTGAAGTGGTCATTGAATGTTGATTGAGCAATATCACCTGATATAACTAACTTAAGTATTTCAAACGCGTTCTTACGTTCAACAGGTCTTTCTTGTAATATCTTAATTCTCTCAGGATTAACACCATATGTAATGTGACCTAAATCATTGTCGATAATACTTTTGATTGTTTCATCATCCAATGACAAAATAAACTTCTCGCCAAAAACATTTTGAGTATCGAATAATCCAGTTAAGTTAGTTGTTTTTGTAGTATGCAAAATTCTTTTTAACTTATCACCTTTAATCCCATTAAGTTTCATGTAGGCCTCAATGTACTTAAATTTGGTTTTCTTTAAATGTTTTTTGGTAACAGCAGGAAACGAAGTTCTAAATATTTTCCAATTGTTAGAATATTTAATACCATTATGGTCTAAGTACAACTTATACATTAACTCATCAGAATTAAGATTAGTCTCCAATGTTTTAATTGGTAAATAACTAAAGAACGTTTGGATAACCTCATTAACGAATTGTGATAGACTTCCAGGGTCTTTGGTGGTGATTCTACCTTCAGGTATAAAATAAGAGTATAGAACAGTTCTGAGATGGGTTTTCATACAATTCATCGGTTCACCATAAAAGGTGTTCTTAACAATCCTCTTAGAACACTTTCTTTTCTTGTGGTAATTGGTCATGTGACCATAGTAAACCGAACCTTCCTTTTCATTAAACCCCACGTATCTTATACCAGTGTGTTTAACAAAATAAGGCTTACCGACTTTTCTGATATTGGAGTAAGTGAATACTTTAAGGGCAGTCTTACCTTCTTGTCGTTCAACAACAACAATAACCCTCTCGTATAACACAGTGGCTAATGGATTACCGTAGTTGGTTAAAAAGGTTTCCTCGTCTTTTTTCTCGTGGTCCAAAACAAATTTACGATATTTTGGATGATGGTCTTTAGGTTCACCTATTAAATCAACAATATCCCCAAATAAATCATCTTTATTTAAATCAATGTTTCTTTTAACCACAACAGGGTTAAAGTCATTGGTGTCTTTATGGAGACCAGTGTAATGACGTTCAAATACTTTCTTATATAAAGTTTCCCTCATAGTATAAATTTAAATAAAAAAAGGGGGAGTTTCAACTCCCCCACTGTGATTAACACAACTCTTCAGCAATTTCCCAAAGTTTAGTATTCACTTGGTTCACAGCCATGATGTTTTTCAACCCGCGTAACCCTGTCTTGCGACCTCGAGACGATTTGTACTCAACACCACCACGTACAAACTTTTCTTGGACTACGTTAAAGACATTCCATAAGGTATTATCTTTATCTTCTTCCCTAATAGGGTTAAGGATTGACATAACATCAAGTGACGATGGTACAGAGCCAGCTTTCCAACGAACATCAACAGCTTTTTCAATAAAGTTGACACGTTCAACCTCACTCAACTCACGACTCATCATTCGGTCTACAGAGCTTTGAATCTTGGGAAGACGACCTGCAAAACTCTCAGTTAATCGTTTTACATCGTCCAAGTCAAATCGGCTGTGACGTAGGTTAAACGCCTCAGATAGCGATGTGGGAACTGTTAGACCATTACTACAAACCAATCTGTGTAGACCCGCACTTACTGAAAATGTCGCCATTCCATTGTGTGAATTACGGATAATCGCTTCAACCAAAGAGTCACCAACCTTAGGTAACTCACCGTTACGGAAACGAAGTTCGTGTAGTGCGTGATTTCCGCGACCCATCTGTTTTACAGACGCCAAGTTCCATCCTTCCATTTGGAAGTTCTCCATAATCTCGTTGGTTGGTACAAATACGTATCGGTTAGATAACTTAGGTGAAGGTGATGTTGCAAATACTGATGGTGCAACTTCTTTAATCAATTCGGGTGTATAAATCATATTAATTTGTTTTAATTATAACACAAAGATATGTATAATTTTTTAAAGTACCAAATCAATTCATACAAATATCACCAAATTTTGTCTTTTCAAAAACACCATTAACTTTTGTTTCAATATTATCAGTTTTTACCACATCAATTAAACTAACAACAATATCAATTATTTGTGTTCTAGTTAAAGACACATCATCACCCTTCTCATCATTTAAATAACAAACTTCTTTTACTTTATTATAAAAAAGTTCTTTATTTATTTCACCTATAAGTTCTTTTAGGGAGGTAGGATTGTTATCGAAAAATGTTTTAAATTGGTTAAGGTATATTTCAACATCAACATTCATGACCTTATTTTTTTTAAAAATAATAAAATTAGTTCACATAGTAAAAACCACCACCCTCATCTGAAAGTTTTTCTCTCAATCTTTCAGGTATTTTAACATTAGGATTAGTGTCTTTCAAATTAATGAATGCTAATCCAGGAATATCCGCAATACTTTCAGGTAATGACTCCAAATTTTTGTTGTTTGGTAAAGCTAAGAAATTAAGATTTTGTAAAGAACCAATACTATTGGGTAATTTTTTAACTATGTTTTGGAAAAGTAACGCTTGTAAATCTTTGAATCTACCTAAAGTTTCAGGTACAGTTAACGCAATATCTTCTTTTGATTTATTATTAATTAATAAGTGTTCAATATCTTCAGGTAATGATTCAAATAATTCATCAAACCCATAAAGAGCAACAAATTTACCTGCCGAACTGTCAGGGTAATTAATTTCAACCTTTTTACCACCTCTATTAACTAAACCTTTAGCAAATTCAAACTTAAAATATTCTTTCAACCCTTCTTCTTCTTTATTTAAGAAATCAACTAAATTAATTTGTCTGTCTCTTGGGTCCATGTATTGATTAGATGGAAAATGGAATTGGTATCTTAATGCTGGTAGACCTGAAACATCACCATATTCTTTCTCAGTTTCAAATTTTTTACCTGTATTAGGTATAATAACATATAATGGTCCGTCTTTGATATATCCGTTAAAGTAAGATAAACCAGGTGATGATGTACACCATCTTGTTTCACCTTTTGATGGTTCTTGGTATGAACCACCGTAGAATTGAGCTGCATCCTTACCTAATTGACCTTGGTCAGAAATACGAGCCACAGTCCAATCACTACCACGGAATACAATTTCAGCACCAGGATGTTCGTATGTTTTAGAAGCTTCTTTCTTCTCTTCTTTAGTTGCTTTTGTTTTCTCTAAACTAAAGTCTTTAACTTGGTCGTAAAGAGTCTCAGGAGTCAATTTGTTAATATCTCTAAACTCTTGAGGTAAACGGTTCTTAAATCTTTCGTATTTCTGTAAGTCACCTGTTACCTTATATAAGTCCTCCATAAACAAACGTTGGAACTCAGCAAGTGCTGATTTATATTGAGGCGAACTTGGGTCAACGTCAGGACCAACATTTAATTTAGGTGACACAAAATTTTTCAATAACCACTGAGTATACTTACCAACTTTAATTTTTTCCATATCCTGAACACTCAATGATTCAACATCAACACCTTGAGGGGATTTGGTTGTAGGGTCAGCGAAAATAATTTCTTTTAGGGTATTAAAGTCCATAATACCTTTAGCCTTTTTACCTGGTTCAGGTTTAGCTTTAGGTGATGGCTTAACTAATTTGTCATATAATACTTGGAATCGTGATTGCTCAACAATTAATTTTGAAAGTAAGTTAGTAAATCTCATTTCTATGTTTTTATTAAATAAATATCAAATAAAGCGAAAATATCCAAATTTTAATAATTCATAATCAACAACTCTTCACCCATGTTTTGTGAGGTACCTTTTTTAGCTGCGGCCGCCTTAGCAAATTCTTTTTTAACCCAAGTATATTCGTCTTCAGGAAACCATTCATGTAATAGTTCAAAATCATAGTAAGATAAACTAAATTTACCATTAATTTTCCTCAATACGTTTGCCAGTCTTTCGTGGTCATCTCGGTCAAAGTCGTGGTTAGAGTAATAGTTTTCAGTCTTCCAATACGGTGGGTCCAAATAGAAGTATGTTGTTGGACTATCGAACTCCTGAATCACATTTGCAAAGTCACCAAGTCTAAAATGAGAAATCTTTTTGAAATGGTCAAGCCAGTCAGGTTTAGAAAGTTTGTCTCGGAATGTAAGATACTTTGATTTGTACTTACCTTTAAGGTCAATAAAGTTAGATGTCTCAGGTTTAGACCCACTGAATACCTGTGTTAGGATGTAAGCATACTTAGCCGCAACATCATAATCGGGGTAATTGATTGTGAATCCCTCACCATATAACTCAGACTGAAACTCTTTGAATTGTTCTTTGTAAATAGGTGGAGTGACCTCAACATCTCGTTCTTGACACGGAATACGGTTTACCGCGTTTAACAAAACGTCAGGATTCTGTAAACACATAAATAAATTGTAATTCAACGGATTGAAGTCATTGTAAACCACCCTCTTTAGGTTAGGGTATTTTGACAAATCCATATTAAAGAAACACCAGAACATTCCTCCGAATGTCTCAACATACGTTTCCATATCTGTAGGGTAATGCGGAACAATCCACTTACCAATTTTACTTTTACCTCCTATATAACTCAACATAAAAAATGATTTTGTTTAAGTATAAGAAAAAAAAAGGTAAAAGGCAAATGGATTTTATAATTTATATCCAAATCTAACCGAAAATTCTTGACCTGTTCTATAACTATTAGTTGTAATTAGTCCAATATCGGTCATTTGTTGTAGTTTGTATTCAGTGTTAAATAAATTGTTAATTCTAAAAGACATTACAAATTTATCTTTATTAATATTATAAACCATATTCACAAAATGTTGTGGTGTTTGGTAAATATCCCCCAATCCAAATACACCAACAGAGTTTAACTTAGTACCAACATAATTATAAACTATACCAATATTATTATTTTTATTAATCATGTAAAATACATCAAAATTAGTCATAAATTTTGATGACCCTTGTAATGGTCTGTTAATATTAGTAACAACGACAGATGATGAAGTGTTTTCTGATGTAGTAATATTTGAATATAGGTAAGATGAATTAAAATCAAATTTAAAATTCTTAATACTTTTTTTAAAATCGAATTCACCTCCATATACCATAGATTGTAAACTATTTTGATACGTCTCTAATCGACCACTTGCCGTAGCAACATTAACTTTTTCAATAGGATTCTTTATTAATTTATAGTACATAGTAAAACTAACTATCTCAGTTTTAGATGGATAAAATTCTAAATTTAAATCTCCATTATATACGGTAGAATTTATTAAATTAGGATTACCTTGTATTTTTGAACCCGCAAACACCTCGGTATATATGAACGGAGTCATTTCACGAAATCTAGGTCTTATTGTTGTAACCGCACCACTACCTCTTAATTGCAATTTATTTGTAATTTTATATTTTACATTCAAATAAGGTAATATTTCAAAATTATCCAATATACTATATTTTGTGAATACAGGTGATAACTGGTCTTTATATTCAACTAATTGATATATTTTTTCAAATCTAGACCCAAAACTTAAATCTATTTTATCATTATTAAAATCACTTTTATAATACCCACTATGATTTCTAATCACCCCATTAACTTCTGAAGCAGGATTATTAACCCAAAAACTTTCACTATTTTCACCATTAATGAACATGAACGGGTTGTTAGGGTCAACACTAACGTTTTCATTATTAACACCTAATAAGTCGTAATACTCCTGTTGATAATTAAAGTAGTTATTGGTAATCATATAGGAATAACCAAATTCGTGTAATGTTTTTCTTATATGGTATTTACCAGTCAAACCTAAATTAATACGACTTTCTTTATTCTGACTCCAAAAGAAATGATTATCCAATTTATCAACGTTATTGAATTGATAATTACCATCATATAGGTAAACAAATTGGTTTCTACCGTTTTCACCACTATTGACCAATGATAGTCCACCAATACCACGGATTTCAAATTTATCTTTTTTTAATTCAAATTTAATTTGTTCTGTAAATAAATTATGGTTTGTTGGTGTAATTCTTATAGTGAATAAATCAGTATTATAATCAAAATGAGAACCTAAAGTTGTTCTATAAGATTTTGAGTTTTGATTAATAAATAATGTAGTGTTACTAACTTCTAAATCTTTATGATTAAAATCTAAAACCATTATCGCTGATGGTGTAAGTTGTTGAAGTTTTTCAGTAAAATTATAATCTAAAATACTATTCCCTTGTTTATTGGCCAATCTAATAACACCATTAGTGTTTTGATTATCTTGGTTTAAATTAAAATTAACTAAAAGTCCGAACTTTTTTAATTTATTATTACCAAAACTAATGTTTAAACTACTATTAGGTGTTGGTGTTAAAGTATTAAAAGAACCTTTATAATTAACCGTGAAATGTTTTCTAACATTAGGTGTGGTAATGTTTATTTGTGCTCCAGCGACATTACTCCATTGTTCTGAGGAGTATGTTTTTTTAACTTTAATATTATCAATAACACTTAAAGGTAATATTGATAAGTCAATGTTTTTTCTATCGGAATTATTTGACGGGATTGGGATACCGTTTAATGTTATTTGATTATATCTATCGTCTAAACCTCTAACATTTAATCTGCTATTTGAAAAGGTTATACTTGTTAGCTTTTTTAACCCGTCCTCAGCGTTTGAGATTCCTTTTTTTGACATCTCCATCCCCCCAATTGAAGATTCGATACCCACAAGTTTTTTTCTTTCGAGTAATAATACAGTTTCACTTGCATTATTTTTTTTACTTTTAACAGTAACTTCCCCAATTGTTTGGGCTTCAGTAACCATTACAACATTTAATACACCTTTACCAGTTTTGATTGTTTGTTTTTTAAAACCAATAAAACTAAATGTTATCGTACAACTATCAGTAATATTAAGACCGTATTCACCATTATAATTAGTTAAAGTATTACCTTGTTCTGATTTAACATGAACGTAAGGTAGTGGTTGATTTGTTTCATCCACTACCTTACCTGTTAATGTTTGGGCTAATGTGGTGTGTGTGAATAATACACACACCACCATATATAAAAGTTTTTTAATCATCGTGTCCAGCCATTCATCCATTCACTTCCTGAACCAATTGTTGTATCAGGTATAAACCAACCATCATTCAATGTCATTATCAACCCATCAAATGAAGAACAATCTTTAAAATTTGTACCGTTACCAGTAATTGTAGAGTTAGCTACAAACAACTCACCATTAACTACGTGGTTCAATGATGTTTCTTCCGATACACGAACTCCGTACTTTGGGAAACCTGTAACATATGCGTAATAGATTTGACCTTTAGTACCTTCTCTTAATCTCATACCAGTATTCAACCCATCCCCATCATCAACACCATTTAATGTGATGTTAGCCAATGTTGGATTTGAATATGGCGCTAATGTATTATCATCAGAGTTGTTATCAGCTTCGATACCTCTATCTCCACCGTCAACACCTTGTTGAACGTACCAGTATTGTCCTTTTCCTCTCCAACCATGAGTCCAATCGAATGCGTCATCTTGGTTATGTGTTGAAACCGCATATCTTACATTCACAGTTCCACCAAAAAATTCAATACCATCATCAGAGCCTTTATACGCTTGGATATATTCAACGACGGTACCCGAACCAACACCATTAAATGAGAATCCATTTAATTCATTATCTGTACCTAATATTTTACCTGCATATTCAACTCTAACATATCTTAAAACACCTGAATTATCTTCGTCATTATTACCACCGTAAATACCTGTACCACCTTCACCCTCTGCGGTTAACCCAGTATTTAATTTAGCCTTACCATTTATGATAATACCTCCCCAATCACCGTATGTTGGGTTATCTTTTAAGGGCGTGAAAACAATAGGATTAGTGTTAGAACCTTCAGCCATAATTTTACCACCTTGCTTGATAGATAAAAACGTGGTTACATTTATATCAGCATAAATTGTTTGACCACCGTTTATGGTTAATTTTGTGTTATCATCAATAAAAACACCACCAGATAACAACCAATTTTTATCTGAACTAAATGTTAAATTTTCATTGATGGTACCCTCAACCTTATTATAGGTTACACCATTAATAACAGTTTCACTGATAATATAGGTTTTATTGTTAGGGGTAATTATCTCTTTATCACAAGAGCTAAACATCATTAATACTGACGATGCAAAAAGAACTAAAATTTTTTTCATAATATATTTTTTAACAATATATAGATATGAAATTCAATTAAACATCAATAAAAAAATATGATAACCATAAAATAACCTTATGTTAACATGACACAATATTTTACATTATATTAGTTTTAGTATATATTTAAATAAAAAGTTATTATGGAAACTACAGAAAAGAAAAATTGTAAAACTTGTAAAAAATTTACAACAACTCATTGGTCTATGATAGTCCTTTCTTTTTATGTTTTATTTGCAGCCGTATATGGTACAATAAAACTAATTAAAGAACTATCAGCCTTATTTTAATTAAGGTCTATCAAATCTAACAAACAATTTAACAAACAAATCCCCAATATTGGAGTACCCTTTACCCTTGACTCGTAAGGGTTTAGACGTGTCAAAAGTTTTTGGTAGTTTTACTGATATACTACCTTGTGGGTGTGGTATTTCGACATCATCTTTTTCCAAATCTTCTTTACTAAAGTAAGCGTTATATACTAAATCATCACCAATCTTTTCAAAGTTATTTTGTTGAGTTGTCCTAACTCTAATTACTAAATTACCGTACATGCCGTCATGGTAATCACCTTTACCTTGTAATTTCAAGAATTGACCGTCATCAATTCCATGAGGTAATTTAATTTTAATCGTTTCTGTCATTGTTTTTGTTGTTTTACCATGACAAGTACCACAAGTCTTTGTATAAACATAACCAGCACCTCTACAATTATTACAAGCCTGTCTAACAACTTGATTAAACATACTACCACCTATTTTATGAATTGTAAATCCCTGTCCATTACAAACTTGACAAGTCACTCTATCACCACCACCACCATTACACCCATTACACTGATGTTCTCTATCATACGTGATAATTCTATCACCACCCAAAAATGAATCAACCGCACCAACAATAATTTCAATTATTTTATCAGGTACTGCTCGTTTTCTTTGTGAATATCCTCCATTAAATAAATCTTCGAATGGATTAAATCCTGAGGATGCGAATGGGTTATTTCTTCTGGCGTCGTATTGTCTTTTTTTATCATCATTACTTAAAGTGTCATAAGCCTCAGATATTTGTTTAAATTTATCTTCAGAACCTCCTTTATCAGGATGATGTTCAACCGCCAATTTTCTATAAGCTTTTTTAATTTCATCTTGTGTCGCCGATTCGCTGACCCCAAGTATATTATAAAAATTATTCTGATTACTCATCAATATTTATTTAGATATAGATTATATTATATTTTAGTAATGGAAACTAAAGAAAGATTTCTCATAGTTCTTTTTAAAAATAAAACAAAAAAGAAAATAATCAACAAATTTAAAACTCATAAAAGAGCCAAAGAATTTTTTGATAGATTGGTTAATCAAAGTAATCAAGTCGTGTTTAATAAAGAATACGAAAATGGCTTTAAATCTAAATTTGAAATAGCTTTATTAGAGAGGACTTCGGGAACGTTACTACCTATGTTTTTAAAAGACGAATTTGGTAGACAGGTCAAAATTGAATTGGACGATAGTGATTACACAATCATTAAAATTGAAGGGTATAACGAGGAAGAATATATTCTTGATTACAGTAATTCTAAAAAAATTTCAGTCTCTGAGTTTATCAAAACTTATTTAGACCCTATAGGTTTTAAACTTATCTCAAAACTAAATAATAAGGTTATTGTACAAAATGACGACCAATTTAATCTATTTACGTTGAAAAATAATGATGACTCGTCCAGATTTTTGGATTCACTATCAAACTATTTTATGGAGTTGGGTAGGTCTGATTGTATGTTTGTTAAAGATTATACTACTCAGCAGAGGAAGTATCTTTACCAACTTCTTTCTGAGAAAGGCTTTTCAAAGTCTTACCTTGTTCGTCAGTCAACGACTCATCCATCAAAAACATAAATCTAGTGTTTGATATTTCAATTGCAAATTGTTTGTGGTGATGGTCGATAGTTCTAAAATTACTCTGAACTTTTTTAAAATCATCAACGCCTAATTCAATTGCCACGGCGGTTTTTGATGTAGGGAATAGTTGGTCTATACCGTCAGTAATTAAAGCTAATTTTTCAATTATCCCATCAATACTTTTTTGATTCTCTTCCATAATGATATTTTTTCAGGTTGTTTAGGTAAGATTTCTTCTTTTTTGAATTGTTTTATTTGTTTAATAAAATCTTCTTTTTCTCGTTCTAACTGTATTTTGTCTTTAATCTTCTCCTTCTCCAACCATTCTAATTCCTTCAAGTTCGTCTTCTCTGTCATCTAATTTTATTTTACTATCTTTTATTTCAAATTGTAGACCTTTTAGTTTTGTTAAATTTTGTTTTTCAAAAATTGATTTTAACTCCTCAACTTTATTTTGGAATAGTTTTTCTTTCTCTTCTCTTTCTAAATTATATTTTATAATTCCTTTAATATTGGATGATGTTAATTCGATTTCTTTTTCTTCAATCTCACTAACAAAAGAAAACATTCTATGGTTTTGTAACGTTGACTCTTGTTCAACAATTTTATCTTCAACAATGTACTTTTTAGGTAACTTCCAAGTTGTTGGGAACGCAATGTCAAAACTTAAATAATTTTTTATTTTTCTTACTGATTGTATGTAAGGTAATAATTCGGAAAATTCTTTATATAAACTCATTTTAAACTTTAATTATATAGGTTATAATATATGATAATGATAAACCAAAAAATATAAGTTCCCTCCCATTAAGAACTAATCTTGTGGGAGGGTTTTGTAATAGGGCACTTATAAACCTAAAAAATGTTCTACAAACATTTAATAATGAAAATATAAAGACAAATAAATATATACTTTCAATACTATACATTAGTTATTTGTTTTTTTCTCCTCAAGAATTTCACCTCTTAATTGTTGTAGTAACGCTTTCAACTCCTGTGCAGTTTTTCTAGCTCTAGTACCCGCACTTTTGTTTCCTTTGAAGAATTTTGTTGCATCAACCGATAATTCTTCAGTCATTGTTTTGATTTTTTCTAAAGTTTCCATTTTTCTTTTTTATTGATTTATCTTTAATGTTAAACATAATTTTTTTTGGGTTATAGTAAACACTATAAAGGATTTTTTAAATTTTAAGACTTCTGTCTAAAACTTTATATACTGTGGATATCATATCTAAATCAGATTTAGTGAATGGTTTTTTAACATCAAATAAATCGTTAAAAAAATTACCGATAGAGTTTCTAACATTTTGTTCTTTTTGATTGTAAAATATATTATTAAAAAAAGATTCAAAATATTCATAATGTTCACCTTTAGGTTTAAAAGTGATGTCTTCTTTTTTGAAATTATCAATCACCTTATTCCAACACCATTCAAAGTGTTTTTTATTATCCTCATCACTCATATTTATTTTAGTCTCATTAGGCATGTTATTTTCACCTAAATAAGTCTGTACAACAATTATATTTAATGAATGTGAAAAATCTGAAAACAATTCCAGTTTTTCAGGTATAATGTTATTAACCCTAAACCATATATCAACATCCTCAGGATTTAAAGGTTTGGTTATATAATTAAAAAAATTCTCCATAGATTTGGTCTATAGAGAAATTATAATTGATAATATTTTATTGTAAATTATTGTGTCTTTTGATTGTAACCTATTAAAGACTTCATTCTGTCAAACTCCTCATTTAACTTCTTACCACCTTTAGGTTCAATTGACTCTAACTTAGTCATGATTTTACTACCTTCGTCCTCACCAGCGTTGTCGTTAATAACAGGTTGAGGGGCTTTATTGTAAGCCTTTCTTTTAATTTTAGCTAATAAATTATCTTTTCTAATTTTATTACGTTTTTTATTAACGTCTGATTTACCAGTGTTTGCCCAATCAGGGTTATTTCCTGTTTTAGACGACCCTTCAATGTTTGCTGTTACCCATTCTTCATTTGGGTTTATACCGTCATAATCTAAGTTTTCTAAACCAGCCGCAGTAAAGTTATCAATATAATCTTCAACAGCTCCTGATGGTATATATGCTTTCTTCTTCATTTTACCTAATTCACCATTACCTTTTGGGAAGATGTCAGGATTCATATCATAATCACCCATAGAACCGTCTTTAAGATAGTCTTTCATTTTTTTAACAACAGATTTTAAATAGTCATCATTTTCTTTACCATCTTTAGCGTGAACTTGTTTATATTTTTCAAGACCCTTAGGATTTCCCATTTTTATGTTATTTCTAACTTCTTTTTCTTCTTTTATGATTTTTTCAATTAAATCAATAATTTGTTCTTCACTTAATCTTAAGTTATTGTGTTTTTTAGATTCTTGTAAGTCTTTACACTTATCAGAATTCATGTTTAGATATAACTGAGCTTGTTTTTTATGTTTTTTACTTTTCATAGCTTTTTCAACACAATCACAAGTTACTTTTCCATTACAAAAAGATTTTAATCCACCTTTTTTCATGTCAATATCTTGAATCCACTTTTTATCCGATTCTGTAACGTCATATTTTTTACCGTCAACTTGGAACTCGTCTTCACCACTAGCCTTTGCCTTAGCCAAAGCCCCTGTGAACGCGTTACCTTCTTTCTCTTCACGTTTTCTTAACATCTTAAAATCTTCAGAATCTATTCTACCATTACGATTTTTATCTAATTTTCTTTGACCACCATGAAGTTTTTCTGTTATTTCACGACTAAGTTTTTTATGGTACTTACAAGACTCTTCATTGTATTCATCGCTTTTACTATCACAAAATCTATTAACCCTATCTAATGGGTCACCATCGTCGTCCGCACCTAAAAGTTCTAAATCAGTTTCATCTTCAGTATTATCTTCTTCAACATAATCAAATGATGACCCTGGATTTTCTAAATCACCAACCATATCTGATTCGTACATATTACCACATTCACAAGTTTCACCTTCTTCGTACACTTCACCTTCCATAGCCATTGGTTTCCCACATTGTTCACATGTTTCACCTTCTTCTAATTGGGTCCAATCAGTTTCAATTTCAATATCACTATCATCTAATAAATCAGAACTCATTAATGCTTCAATTTCTTCATCACTCATTTTAGCAACACTTCTACGATGACCACGTTCTTTATGTTCCATATCTTTAATACGTTTAGCTAAGTTGTCGGCTTTTTCTTCAATAGTCTCATTGATAACCTTACCGATTAAATTATCTATATAAGTCTGATTCAATTTTTTCATTTTGATTTTTATTTATAAATATCCAAATATTTCAGTTTATTTATTGTTTTTAATTTTTTCATATTCATAAGACAGAATTGTTTTAATAACATTTTCGCTTATGTTATGTTCCTTACTTACCTTGGTTATAACTTTTCTGACTGTTTCGTTTTCAAATATTTTTAATGATTTAATATCTCCCTGATTACAATATGGAAATTTTTTACACTTTTTCTTAACTTGGACGAATTTGCCGCCAGGTATTAAAGGTTTTGACGCACCTCTCCAATCTTTTTTATTTGTTGATTTGGCCCACATTTTGGGTGTTGAGTATTGCCCTGAAGATGATGAAGTTGTCGCTTCTTTAGTTTCAACTTTTTTTAACTTATCATAGTAATTTGGGGTTTCTGATAGATGGTCCATGGCAATTTCTTTAGCCTTACTTCTACTTTTGGTGTGTTCCATTTCAGTTTTAATACCTTTAGTTAATTGTTTTTTTAATTGTAAAATCATTTTATCAACTTTTTCTCTTCTAGTTGACTCATTTTTTTCTTTACCAACATGTTTTTTAGCAATATCCTCAATAGATAGGTTGTCCGCTTTACCACCTTTTAAAGATTCCTCATAAACAAACCCACCTTTAACTTTTTTCTTTGGTTGTTCATCTTTAAACATACTATCCATTCTTTTTGGTTCTGAGAATAAAGGTGATTCAAATCCACCAGCAGCACCTGAGCCAGTCGCTTCTTTAGGTTCTGTTTTTTTCTTTTTACCCTGACAATGAGCTTTTTGACTAAATCCTTTTGGATTGTTACAATCAATACTATTTTTATATTTTTCACTCCATTTTTCATTGGTCTCCTCGTTTTCACCCATTATAGGCCTCATCATAGTGATTTTACCTATAGGTTTTTTCATATTTTTTTTACCAATCAATTTGTCAGTTTTCATTTTTTTAAAAGGTTTTCTAATTATTTGTTCATTATCTTCCTCTTCATTTGTTGAGGATATGGCTCTAACCATGTCGTTTGCCGCCATTACCGCGTCAGAACCTCTACTTAACGCACCACTATTACTCATTTCATTAGAGAATGCATTTTTTATTTTGTCTGACATATTATTTTCAATTAATTTACGCATTTTTCAATCTTGGTTCCCAATAACTTCTTTGAGTCCACATAAAATTATAAAACTCTCGGAAAACTTTTATGGTTATGTCTTTAATATCACCATTTAATTTACCTCTCTTTATTTCTTGAGCGATTAATTCCACCATTTTTTGTTCGTGTTGTCTCATAGTTTGTGAGCCAAGGAAATCTTTGATTTCTTTTCTAACAATAGTTTCAATCTGTCTTTTATCAGTATCTGTTAAGGCCATGTTATGATTAATATTGTTGTTGATATTATTCCAATAAAAGAACCTATTTTATATAAAAAATTTTCAGTTTTCTTTTTCTTCAGTTCTTTGGATAGGCTTTCTGTTAATTCTTTAGAAATTTCTAATTGTTCATTTTTCATTAAAATGATACTTTGGCTGTTACTATCTTTCATAGTTAGTAATTGAATGATACTATCTTTTTCAGACTCTCTTTCTTTTAATAGTTCTACTTTATCTTGAGTTAACTTTAATTCTTCCTCGCACCCATCCAACCTAATTAAATCTTTAACGACTTGTTTGGCAACATCTTGACTTAAAACCACTTTTGTGGTATCAGTTTTAATTCTTACCGTATCTGTTTGCGAAAAACAATTCAAGCTCGTTAAGGCCAAAATTGTTAACATTATTAATTTTTTCATTTGTATTATTTTTAACTATTGTTATTGTTTTATCAACTTTTTCAATTTTATTAGTTATATAATTAACCTCAGCGTTTACACTATCAATTTTTTTATAGATTCTAGTATTAATTTTATCTAATGAGTCAATTTCAATCTGAACTTTTTTTATTTTACTTTCATAATTTTTAACATTTGTGTTAACTGAATTTAAATTAAATAAATTAACTATTAATAAAATTGTAACGATTAGTAATAATATAAACTCTTTAGTTATTTTCATAATAATTAATCTTCAACATTTTTAGTTTTTTTGCGTGATGCTAAAATTTTAGCCCATTTTGATTTAAACTTTTCATAATAACTTTTAAGTTTTTCAACCATTTCTAAAAACTTTTCATCAGTTTTAATCATATCACCATTAATGTAGATACCATTGTCTTCACCAATAGAGTAAAAGAATTCAACATCAAAATCTATTATTTTACCTGACCACTCAACATTATTTGGGTATACATTTAAATTATTAAAGTCCACTAAATCAGAAACTTCCTCAACAAACTCATCCATCGTCTCCTGAAACGCTAATTTTTCATCAGTGGTTAACTCTAATTCTGTTTGGTCTTTACCATGTAAGACTAAAACCCCACCAGATATTCTATAACCTTGTTTTTTATCATCATTTGATTCTGTTTCATCCTCAATAGTGTCTTCAACAGATTTAGTTATGTTAACTTTTTTTGTTACATTATCATTAGTTAAATCAACACCTTGCTCAATCAATAAACCATATTGACTTTTAATGTTCCTATAATCTTCAGCCATAACTGAACTAGTTAACATTTTTCTAGATGCACTTAACAATTTTTTAATTTCATCATGTGAGTTGTTCATCTTCTATATTTTTTAAAAATTCATTAAAGTTAAATGATGGATTAACATCAGTAAAAATTGTATCAAAATTACTTCTACTAACCACACCTTCATATTTTTCTATTCCATTTATTTTAGTATTATGTCTGATTAACTGTGGTTTTATTTTAGTCTCCTCAAACAACATTAAACATAATTCTTCGGTTTTTTTAACCTGAATTTCTGTATAAGGTTGCCAAAAGTAATACTCACGCCACTTTTTTTCAAACACTTTACCTTTATAAATATCACCAATCCAGTTAACGTAATAATCTTTTAGTGGTTCTTTTTGTAACCAACCTAAATTTTCTAAAGCAATTATAATGGAGTTCCTATTAATATTAGGTTCTTTAAAGTAATTTGTGTGTTCTGTGTTACCTAATAGTTGTAACACTAACCCATCTCTAGTAACCAAATAATTAGGTATTTTATTATATTCCCCATTATACCTGTATTTTAATGATGCGAGATATTGTAATTTTTCTCTTGAGGTGTGGGTTAATATAATTTGATTTTTTTTCTTTTGCTTACCTGATGGTTTAAATTCTCCGTATTTTACAATGTCAACCATTAATTAATGGATATAGATTTTATCAGGTAATTATGATTTTACATAACTCAATCTTTTAATACCGTCATCAGTTGTTGTAGTTGTGGTTGTTTCATAAACTGGTACCTCAACTATCTTTTCTATTTCAACAATTTTTTCTACAGGTACCTCAACTATTTTTTCTACAGGTACCTCAACTATCTTTTCTACAGGTACCTCAACTATCTTTTCTACAGGTACCTCAACTATTTTTTCTACAGGTACCTCAACTATCTTTTCTACAGGTACCTCAACTATCTTTTCTACTTCAACAACACCATCA